ACTATATAAACATAGTATGTTTACTTGTTTGGTAAAAAGTTATAGTTTAGAAGACTTTGTTAACAAACAAGAAATTGCATATGGAAATTATTGTGCGGTTAGTAGTGGAACCAGTGACAAAGATTGGACTAAGTTACAGCAAATTCTAAATACATTTCCAGAATTTCATTTTATTTGCATTGATGTTGCAAATGGTTATAGTGAACATTTTGGAGACTTTGTTGCTAAAGTTCGCGCTACATATCCTAAGCATACTATTATTGCTGGCAATGTTGTTACCTCAGATATGACACAAGAACTTATTCTACGAGGAGCAGATATTGTCAAAGTCGGAATCGGGCCGGGATCGGTATGTACAACTAGGATACAAACTGGGATTGGCTATCCGCAGCTTAGTGCGATTATTGAGTGTGCTGATGCGGCGCATGGCCTCGGTGCCCATATTATTGCTGATGGGGGCTGTACTTGCCCAGGCGATGTGGCTAAAGCATTTGGTGCCGGCGCAGATTTTGTTATGTTGGGTGGTATGTTAGCCGGACATGACGAAGGCGGTGGGGAAGTAATTACAAACTATTTTAAAACCAATGAAGTGTTAACTAGCGAAGTTGATGAAAATGGTGTTTTACAAATTCATAACTATAAAATTGACTGGAAAAAATCTGTTCAATTTTACGGCATGAGTAGCGATACTGCCATGGATAAACATCATGGTGGCATTGCAAATTATCGTAGTAGCGAAGGTAGAACAGTTAAAATCCCATACCGAGGCAATGTAAATGATACTGTATTAGATTTGTTAGGTGGACTACGTAGTGCATGTACCTATGTTGGTGCGCCAAGTCTAAAACAACTTAGTAAGTGTACCACGTTTGTGCGAGTTAATAGACAAGCAAATGATATATTTTTAAAGTAAAGGAACATTAATGACAGCTTGGGTTGATGCTCTTAAAGAGCAAAGCATTCCAGATTATGCCAAAGATACTAGGCTAAATTTGGATGCAGTAATTAAACGTAGTAGTCTTCCAGTTGAAGAAGCGGAAGCAATTGCATTGGCTGCTGCTTTTGCAACAGGCAAAAGTGGATTCTGGACATGGCTACATTCACAACTAGCCGATCGTAAAGAAGCAGATGCAGCTATTACCGCTGCTAGTATCATGGCTATGAACAACGTGTGGTATCCATATGTTGAAATGACTGATGATGAGCAACTAAAAGGTCTGCCTGCACAATTGCGCATGAATGCTATCGCAACACATGGCGGCACAACAAAGGCCAGATTTGAAGCCTATAGTTTGGCAGCTAGCATTGTGGGTAAGTGCCATTTTTGTGTTAAAGCACATTATGAAACTCTAAAGAAGGAAGGATATACCGTAGAACAACTGCGTGATATTGGTAGAATTAGTGCAGTGATTGCTGCCGTAAGTAAAATTTTAAGCTCATAATGTTTAGCAAAGTAGATAAAATCGGTCTTTTTCTTGTAGGCTTATTTCACAATTTAGCCCTATTTTCAATAGGTGCAGCTACTGTTTATGCTGCTGGGTTTGAATTTTTAAATATATGGCAGAAACATCATGCTTCTGTAAGTGATCTACTACTGATGTTTATCTACTTAGAAATTGGAGCTATGGTAGGCATATATTTTAAAACAAATCATATGCCTGTCAGATTTCTGCTATATATTGCAATTACGGCGTTAACTCGTCACATGGTAGATATCATGAGCCATCTGCCTATAAATGTCACAGAAATGATGGCAGTTGCAGGCTCTACATTTATCATTGCAATTAGTGTATTAATAATCAGATATACTAGTAACAGATTTCCCAGCGATAAACGCGATGAGATAGTTTAAAAGGAATTAAAAATGCTAGAAACTATAAGCGAACTTTTTCAAGAAGCATATCGGCGTAATTGGATTACTGCCAGAGATGGTAATGCCAGTATTCGTTGGCATGATCGTGATCATTTTTATGTTACACCTAGTGGTATTCGCAAACAAACTCTACAACCAGAGATGTTTAAGAAAATGAATCTACATGGCGACGAGTTATCATATACTGATATTAGTTCCAAGTTAAAACCCAGTGGCGAACTGCCTATGCATATGGCTCTTCAAAGTAAAATTGACACTGAGGTTAGAGTTGTATTACACTTTCATCCTACATATACAGTGGCTGCTATGTATGCTGGTATTCAACTTCCGGATCTACTAAAAGAATTCCCAGAATTGAGTAGATATACTAGTGTTGGGCCAAATGTGCCAATAATTCCACCGATCACCAAAGAACTAGCAGATGCCTGTGTTAAAAATATTGGGTATCATCCAGTAGCTGGCACAGTAAAGTACAACATTGTTGGAATGGATCGTCACGGAGTAGTAGCGGTTGACACTAGTCCGTGGCGGGCATTTGAACATATAGAAAGAACCGAACATGTGGCCAAGATAATTATGACGGGACGTAAATAAATTTGACAAATAATAATGGCTGATGTATACTACGTGCATCAGTCAATAAAGCACACGACATGCAATTTTTTCAAGAAACCACCATCTGGAATTCTGAAAACGTTCCCAATCATACCTATCTCTTGAATGATAGCAAGAGCAAAATGATTGGGTATGTTCGTGCTGGCACTAGAAAGCTGGTAATCTTCAGCAAGCCCATGAGCTTTGATGTTCGTGGTCGTAAATTCAAGCGTGTTGAAAACACGTTTGGTAAATTGCCTGCACAAGAAAAGCCTATCTATCCTACCTGGACCGTCAGCGGCAGCAAAGGCGACAGTTATACTGTCAGTCGTATTGACGGTCGTTATTCTTGCACCTGCACTGGGTTCAAGTTCCATGGCCGTTGCAAGCATGCAACTCAAATCGAGAATCAACAATGATCAATTCAACTGTACACCGTGTAATCTCCAGTCTGGAGATGCATAATAGTCGTCTAAACAAAGAGGCTATTGTTTTGGCAGAAGCCAAAGCTGGTAATCATGAATTCTTTGCTGGCTGCAAGCTGGCACTGGATTCAATGATTACGTTCGGTATCAAACAGATACCCGAACGAGCTGGAACTGATGGTCCAGGTCTTAGCTGGCATGCGTTTGAAACAAACGTGCAGAAACTCATTACTAGGCAAATCACTGGTAATGCTGCACGTGACCTGATCGAAGAACTGATGGATCATGCTACCAATGATCAATGGAATGGCTGGTATCGTCGCATTCTGATCAAGGATCTTCGCTGCGGTGTTAGCGATAAAACAATTAACAAAGTCGTAGAAAAGGAGTTCCCTCAATATGTGGTACCTGTATTTGCTTGTCAACTCGCACATGACAGTGCTAATCACGAAGCTAAAGTCACTGGCTCTAAACTTGTTGAAGTCAAGTTGGACGGTGTTCGTGTGCTTACTGTCGTATACCCAGACGGCCGTGTTAATCAGTATAGCCGCAATGGCAAAGAACTGGTAAATTTTGAACATATCAAAGAACAATTTGCCCGTACCTGCGCTGGCATTACTGAACCCGTAGTCTTCGATGGCGAAGTGATGAGCAGCAGTTTTCAGGACCTGATGAAGCAAATTCATCGTAAGAGTAATGTTAACGCCAATGACGCAGTGTTACATCTGTTTGATTTTCTTACGCTAGCTGCATTTGAGCAAGGTGTGTGGCATCGTAGGCAAATTGAACGTAGTGAAAAACTACGTGCTTGGAAGGATCTATGGCGAGAAGAAACACCCAATATTGAAGTTCTTGATCAAGAATTGATCGATCTTGATACTCAACAAGGGCAGACACGATATAAAGAAATCAACGAACAGGCCATTGACGGTGGCTACGAGGGAATCATGATCAAGGATCCCGATGCATCTTATGAATGCAAGCGTACTGCCAGTTGGCTGAAGCTTAAGCCATTTATTGAAGTTAGTCTGGAGGTAGTCGATGTTGAAGAAGGCACTGGAAGAAATGTCGGACGCTTGGGCGCACTGGTTTGCTCCGGATCCGATCTCGGGAAAACTATTACCGTCAATGTTGGCAGTGGCTTTAGCGATAGTGATCGTGATAGTTTTTGGACTAACCGTCATCTATTGCCTGGGCAGATTGTTGAAATTCGTGCTGATGCTATTACAATGAATCAGGACGGCACATACAGTCTACGATTCCCACGTTTCCTTCGTTTTCGTGGTTTTTTCGCTGGTGAAAAGATTTAAGATTAAATAATATTTAAAAGGAGTATTACAATGTACGCAACCGCAATATATAAAACCGCAAGTGAAATCAATGATTCAATGATTCGTGTTTATAACAACATGTTTTTAGCTGTATTAAATAGCATGTTAGTAAGTATGCTGGTCAGTTCAAGTCCAGGGCTTATGGCATTTCTATTTACTGGTGTTATGAAATGGATCGTAATTTTTGCACCATTAGTTGCCGTGCTAGCACTAAGCTTTGGCATTCATAAACTTTCTAAAAGTCAGGCAGTACTTGCACTTCACGCATTTGCCGCACTAATGGGAGTAAGTTTTGCCACTATTTTTATTGTATACACACTAGGTAGTATCGTATCCGCCTTTATGGGTGCTGCGGTTCTATTTGGTACCATGAGTTTTTATGGCTATTTCACTAAAAAGGATTTGACTTCTATTGGTCAATTCTTGTTCGTTGGATTGATTGCAATTGTGATTGCAAGCATTATCAACATTTTCATCGGTAGTTCAATCGTCGCTACTGTAATATCAGCCCTAGCTATCATTATCTTTATGGGTTTGACAGCCTATGATACTCAACGTATTAGGGAAGAAGTATCAGTAAGTGGCGGCGAAGGCAAAGAAGAAGTTATTGGTGCACTGAGTCTTTATCTGAATTTCATCAATATTTTCTTGAGTTTGCTACAACTTTTCGGCAATAAAAACGATTAAAAATGCGACCTCGATAATTTGACAAATATTTCTATTTTTGTTATACTGTGAAAACAGTAAGCAAACAGGATCAGAAATGAACAAGGGTCAAATTATCGAACTGCTCCGCAACAACGACAAGGCTGTTGCACGTGCGTTGGTCGTTCTTCATCAACGTCAAACCAATACTGAACAAAATTGCAAAACTACCATCAATCGCAACGGCGAAGGCTTTCGGCCCTGCCATGCTCGCATGGGCAGCAGCATGGCACAATTCTACAGCCGCAATGGCTACCTGAGTCCCAAGCAAGTTTCTTACTGGCGTCAATCTCAACGTGACGGTAAGATGCGTATTGAAATCTATGCCTCTCAACTTCTCGAAGTCGCTATGTCCCGTGCTGTTGCACAATCTGTTTAATCCTGTTACAATCTAAAAATCATCATGAGCAAGTCTGTTAGCAAGTCGGTTCAACCTCAACGTTTTAGCGAACGCCAATTCGCATCTGAGTGGGGCAATGCTGCAAAGCATAGTCGTGGCACTAAGAAGGTACTACGGAACCGTGTTCGTGCAAAAGAAAATCAAATGCTACGTAGCGGCAAATTCAATTTTGATTCCGACGAATAACTATGAGTGAAAATATTGAAGAAATCGTAGATACTGGTATTCCATTTCTGAATGCCATTACTACTCATTATGGAACAGAAACTGGATTTGCTCTTTGGACCAAACTATGTGAGTCCATGCCTACAGAAGTTCGTGATGGAATTTTTCTGGCAATGTTGTCGGGGCAATCCCCACGAACTGTCCGTGTTAAAGGTTATTCTGGTAATAACAAAATTGAAAGAATTAAAGCGATTAGAACGGTGTCGGGTCTAGGGCTAAAAGAGGCCAAAGACCTGGATGATAATATAGTTAATGGTCAAGCGTTTAATTTGACCTATAAGCCTCAATATTCTCGTCGCACTGTTTGTGACACACTAAAAATGACAGGTTATGTCCTATGAAAATTCAAGTTTGCAGTGATCTTCACTTAGAATTTAGTGATATCAATATCAAGAACGAACACTCGGCTGACGTTCTTATCCTATCTGGCGACATCATGGTGGCCCAGGATCTCCATGATCACCCTGAGCCAGTAACTAGCCCATATGCGCCATACGTTCAACTTGGACGACGACAGGAATCGGCTCAACGTTTTCGTAATTTCTTGCAGCGAGTGTCATTGACATTCTCACATGTTATCTACGTTGCGGGCAATCATGAGTTCTATCATGGCAAGTTCGTTGATAGCATTCGCGTTCTTCGTGAAGAATGCGCAAAGTTTCCCAACATCTACTTCATGGAAGATGATTACAAGAAAATCGGCGATTTCCTATTCATCGGTTGCACCTTGTGGACTGACATGAATCGTGGTGATCCCGTAACACTGTACACTGTTGCCGGTGCAATGAATGACTATCGTGTAATTCGTCATGATGGTCAGGGTTATACTAAATTGCGACCAGCTCACACAGTAAGCCGACATCGTCACAGCTTGGAATTTATTCGTGACGCGATCAAAAATCATTCAACTGATCGAGTAATTTTGGTGAATCACATGGCTCCAAGTGTGTTGTCCATTAACGAACGATATAAGAGTGATCGTGTGATGAATGGTGCATATTTTTCTGATCTATCAGAATTTATTCTAGATCATCCACAAATCGTAATGATCACACATGGACACGTGCATAATCCTTGTGATTACATGATCGGATCAACTAGAGTTGTTTGTAACCCACGAGGTTATGAGGGATTTGAACCAGACAGTGGTTGGGATCCTAATCTTACAATTGAACTTTAACTATGTCAAAAGCAACGCCAGTTTTTTCTGGAAATATACTTCAAAGCAACACTTTTGTATCGTCAAATACGTTAATAACCAATGCTTACAATAACAACGATATTGGCAAGTATGCAACTAATGTTACTTCAACATTCACTATAAGAGACGATAATTCAAATGTTTTGGTGAATTTGGATTTACCAAATAAAAGTTTTAATTTGTCCAAAGATTGTGATCTTAAACTAGGTAATATCAGTATTCGTACATTTTTAGAACGAATAGAACAACGTCTTGAGATATTACACATTAATCCAGAATTGGAATCACAATGGGATGAACTTAAAGAACTTGGTGATCGTTACAGGCAACTAGAAAAAGAACTACTAGAAAAAAATAAAGTATGGGATATTCTGAAAAAAACTTAATAAAACTAAAAGTAAAAAGTCCTAAACATTTTCATAATGTAATAAATTGGTGTCAATCTCATCTTTCTTCTAAATATACCATATTGCCTGATGATTTTTTGCTTAGCATCTATCGTTTTGAATTTACTGATGCCAAAGACAGTATGCTATTTAAGTTAAAGTGGAGCTAACATGTCAAATTACGAAAAGTATTTCCAAAAAGATGCATATAAACCGACCTATCATTTAGGCGACAGAGTTTTTGGTCATCACAATGGTACACCTTATATCGGATATGTGTATAATGACAGCAGAGTATACGTTGACAGTGAGCCAAGCATTACCGTACATCTTTACCTGCCTATCAAAATTGACGGTAAATTTGTATCTGTCATAAGTACGACACATGACAAAGTTAAATCACTTGTAGATATTGATGAAATAGGAAAAAAGAAAAAAAATGTTAGAACTACGTTGGTTAAATAAAGGAACATCTAAAGTGTTGCAATACAGAACCATTGAAACGGTAACTGTCAGTGATCATACATATTCTGAAGGAGAAGTTTTTCTTCGCACTGAAAAGATTCCTAGTAAATGGAAAAATGTCCCTGAATTTACAGAAGAATCAGTAAATGTCCCAGGATACGAATAATTATAAAGAGTCATTTCGCCTAGATGAAGAACTAAAATCAACTGATTGGATCGTTGAAAAAGTTCTTGAAAACGAAAGCTATGCTCAGAATTTATATGCAGCATTGTGTAATAATGAATTCATGAAAAATGAAGTTTGGCCAGTACTAAGTGATGCTAAGTGGAGTTGTTCGTGGCGATATGCTGGAGGTATTGTTGCAGATATTCGCCAGGAAGGAGACTATATCGATTGGTACTGTTCTGGAATGGGCGGACTGAATCAAGAGTATGATGGCAAAGAAACCAACGAACAATGGCAAATTAGAACCAAATACGTGCCAGAAGGCATAGTAACAGAAGAAATTCGTGAAGACTTGAAAAAACTAAATTGGATAGTTATAACATACAAGGAATAATGATGGCACAAAGAGTACATTATTGGAGTTGTAGCAGATTTGCGGACTGGGTTCGTGGTAAACCTAAAGCAGGCGCACTAACAAGTGAAGGCTGGCGTGATTGGCGTATTGAAGCCAAAACAGCACACCCAGTGCGTTATTGGATAGCTGAGGAAGCACTAGATAGAATTCAGAATTTTATCTGGTGGCCGTTAGATAAACTATACGATCTAAAGTACTATATCAACAATCGGTACATTACTAAGACTCATTGTCTCACCTCTCATCCCAGGGACATCAAACCTGGACAGTGGTGTGATGTTGGTAATCGCTTTTTACCATGTTTATTCAATGAACTAGTAGATTTTGTTGAAATTGAACAAGCATGGTGGAATATTGCCTGGGACAAAGAAGCAAGAGCAAAGTATGCTGCACCTTTTTGGTCTAGTGGTTGGTTTCGATGGAGAACTTGGCGCAGTCCAGAAGCAGGACTTGACAGTCTTAAATGGCAAAGCGAACTTGTTTGGAAAGAAGATGAAGTGGGCGAAAATACTGGCATGATAGGTAAGCCCACTTACCAGGCAGAAAAAGCCCAGGAAATCCTAGCACTATACAAGTGGTGGACCGAAGTTTATTCAAATCGTCCAGATGTACATGATGCTAGTGGTTGGACTGAATACTGCAAGCGTAAACGTGAAATCAATGGTGACAAAGATTTAGATTTTTTCTGCGATGACAAGACACCGAAAGAACTGAAAGAATTTGGAGATTGTGCTCTTAAAAAGAGTCATGAAATCGAAGAAGCATATGAACGAGAAGATGAAGAAATGATGATTCGTCTTATAAAAATTCGTAATTCACTTTGGACTTAAGGAAGTAAAATGGCAGACTTTGTTATTCACACAGTATTATGGTTTGTATTTTTTTGGGTAGCGCACAAAATTATAGAAGGACATATTCAAACCAAAATTAAGGCAGAAAATGAACTTATTAAAGAAATAATGGATAAGACTCATATTGTAAAGGCAGAAAATCATGGCGAAATGATATATTGGTTTGAGGTTAATAACGATTCCTTCGTTGCTCAAGGCAAAAATATGTCAGAGTTGATTCAACATTGCAAACTAAGGTATCCGCCCACACATCATTTCTTAATAATTGAAGGTGAAAAGGTAATTTTCAAAGTGTCAGCGCCAGATTGGATGCCTGTACCAGTGGATTTGAAAACTTGACAAAAAATGGCAAATACGTTATACTTACAACTTAGCTAACTGAGGTAAATTGCATGAGTATGCATCTTGAAGGCGCCTGGCTGTCTACTACTGGCAAGCGCAAAGGCAAAATTAAATACAAGTCTGCTGAAGCAAAACGGCAGGCAGAACAATTGGCACGCGATTGGGAAACGCTTAAGAACAAGCATAAAAGCACTCCGACGATCACCAAGTCAGTATCTACAAAGAAACCCGTGAATGTCCCACGAGACAACACAGTATCTGAAACACGACCGCCTAGTCTTGGCAGCTGGATTACAGGGCCTGTTAGTAGCAAGCCCAGTCAACAATATACTGGTGATAAAGTTAAAGGTATTACCGTCATGCACAAGAGTTGCTTGCAGCCTGTGTTCTCCAATCAAGAGGCGATTGACGCCGCGCACATGCGTCGATAAAACATAAGAAAAGGATTCATTAAAAAGGAATATATGGCAAAAGAAGAAGGTATGAGAGTTAATGGCATTGTCGAACAAGTATTAGGCAATGCTATGTTTAGAGTAAAATTAGAAAACAGCGATTTCTTGGTTACCGCCTATGTGGGTGGAAAACTTAGAAAGAATGAGATTAAAATTATCACGGGTGATCAAGTAGTTCTTGAGATGAGTCCATACGATACCACAAAAGCCAGAATCATGTATCGTGACTAAATACATACATGTCCGAACATGTTAAAGAATTAATTCAGTTAGTTGAAAGTAGTGGCAAAGAACTTGTCTTAGAGAAGTTGCCATATAGTAGAACAGCACTATCTCCAGTTCTGGGTAAATCATCTATTGATTATCATTATGGTGAACTAGCTAAGGGTTATGTAGAAAGATATAACAAAAAAGAAGGTGATCGTAAGTTTAACGAGGCTGGTGCCTTCTTACATAATATATTTTTCCCACAGTTAATGCCACCAAAAAGTGGCAATAAGCCCAATGGAATCAGTTTATCTGTGATCAACAAAAAGTACGGAGATTTTGATAAGTTTAAAAAAGAATTGAAGCAAGAAGCCATGAAAATTCAGGGCTCTGGATGGATATATATGGCTAAGAACGGTGAAATAAAAACCATAACGAATCATCAAATAAAAAATGATATTGCACTGTTGATTGATTGGTGGGAGCATGCATGGGCAAAAGACTATGGTGCTAATAAGTCGAAATATCTCGATAACATATGGAAAATAATAAATTGGGATAAAGTAAACGCTAGAATGTATTAAAATCAAGAATGGCAATTTTAGATTGCCATTTTTTTCGTCTGCCATAGATAAATAAATAAAAACGAGTTTTATTTATGGCAATATTTTCAAATGTTAATGTAGGTTCTGCACCCAATGACGGTACAGGAGATTCACTACGTACTAGTTTTACAAAAGTAAACGAAAATTTTCAGGACGTATTGTCAATATGGCCTAATATAAGTCAAAATGAATTGACTGCCAATATTACTAGCACGTACATATCTTATTTTAACTTAATAGAAGCAGAAACATTAGACAGTAATGTTTTAACATCTCCTAGTGGAAATATAAACGTATCTAGCACCAATGTTAACATTAGTGGTGGCAATTTAAATGTATCTGGAACTATTACTACTTCTGGTAATTTAAATGTTTCTACAGTCAATGGTAATATCGTAGGCACAACTGCTACTTTTAGCGGAAATATCAATGGAACATCTTCCAATTTAAAATCTATCAATCATTTCATACGTAGTCCATCCGGTAACAGTATAGGCACAGCTATTAACGGCGGCGGTGATGCATATGAATTTGTAATCAATGAAACAGATTCTGTAGGTTCAACCGTTGCATTTAAAATCAATAATGCAACTAACGTCGCAGGCACACTAAATGCGACCATAACGTCAGGGATAGAAAGAACTTACATTATTTTTAATCCTGGTCCAAGTACAAGTAATTTAATACTACCGTTTTATCCTAACAGAACCAATATTAATACTAATGTTGTGGCAATTTCTGGCAATACTACTGCTTTCATAATAGTTCGTGCGGTTAGCAATGACATTGGTAATGTATTTGCACAGGTAGCTAACATATAATGAGTATTCCAATTTGGCTTACACCAGCTGGTGATCTTGGCATAATCCCAGAAGAAGAATATTATGAATTTAACTTTGATTCGTATGTTGTCGGTGGTGGCACGCCAATTTATAGTTTAGTTGCGGGACGTTTGCCAAATGGTCTAGAAATAAAATCTGATGGAACAATGGCGGGTATGCCACTTGGAAGCATAGGTGGAGTACCTTCAGCGTCAAATAAAATTACAACAAGTACATTTACTTTAAGAATTACTAGCCCATCACTTGAGGTAGCAGATCGAACATTTAGTCTTACAATCGCTGGAATATTACCACAGATAATTACTCCGGCTTCTGCAAATTTAGGTTCATATATCGATGGCACTTTTATATCAATAGATATCAACACGATTGAATCTAATTCATTTCTAACTTCAACGTTCAGTATTATTGATGGTGAATTACCTCCTGGAGTAACTTTAGATTCAACCACTGGTATAATATCTGGCTATATCAGACCTTTTATTTCAGATCAAACAGCAGCAAACACTGGTTATGATAACAGTCAGTTTGATGAATATCTTTTTGATTTCACTGGCACCAGCACTAGTAAAAACTATCAATTTACAATTAAAGCAGATAACGGCATTACTGTAGATACAAAAATATACACAATATATGTATTTGCATTATCAAGTATTACTGCCGATAGTACTTTAATTACCGCTGACTCTGACTCTTTGATCACTGCTGATTCTGCTGCACCAAAACATACACCCGTTATTTTAGATACTTCAGGATTAATAGGAAGAGTTCGTCAAGACACAAATGTAAACATCAAAATAAACGGTATTGATTTTGATGATGATACTATAGATTATGCAATAGCTAGCGGTTCATTGCCGTCTGGACTAACTTTAAACACTGCTTCTGGTTGGATTTCTGGATTAGTTCCTAGTGGTTCATTAGGCACGGCAACTTATAATTTTTCAGTAGTAGTTTATAAACGCAATTATCCTATTTACGTTAGTTCGCCAAAATCATTTTCAATAAGAGTATTAGGACAAATTAGTAACGACGTTGAATGGATAACTCCAGTTGATCTAGGCACAATTTTTGCAGGACAAGTATCAGAACTTTTTGTTGAGGCAGAAACACAAAGTGGTAGATATTTAAATTATCGCCTAGATAATAGTTTTGGCACACTGCCACCTGGATTAAAACTACTAGATAATGGATTAATATCTGGTAGAATTACTTTTGATACTTTCATGTTAGACAGTGGTACTACAACATTTGATAGTGGCACCACATTTTTTGATAGAGTTTATAACTTTACCGTTGCAGTATATGATGCAAATAACTTTGTTTATAGCACACGTACATTTACATTGACAGTCTTAGCGCCAATAATTGAACCATATGAAAATTTGTATATACAAATACTTCCAGATATTGATCAAAGAAATAGCTATAGTTCTTTAATTGACAATACCGATATTTTTCCACAAGATTATTTGTATAGATCAAATGATCCTTGGTTTGGTAAAAATACAACCAGAAGAAGTTTATTCTTAGCCGGATTAAGGCCCAGAGAGGCAGCAATTTATGCTCAGTCAATGACGTTTAACCATTACTGGAAAACATTACGATTTGGAGATATCAAAACAGCAAGAGCAGTAGACAGTAATTTTAACACCAAATACGAAGTTGTTTATGCTGAAATTATCGATGAACAGGTAAATATTGAAGGTCTGGGACCTAATTTAGCAGTGTCACTTCCCACAAATAGTCAAAATATTACTACGATTTATCCAAATAGTTTTCCGAATATGGAACAACGAATAGTGTCAGGTGTAGGATATTCGAATAGAGGCGTATTACCAGACTGGATGACTAGTAGACAAGAAGATGGTACTGTTCTTGGATTTAAAAGAGTTTTAATTCTATGTTATACTGTTCCAGGTAAAGGTAAAGAGGTAGCATATCGAGTTAAACAAAACATAAACTTATTAAATCGTGTTGATTTTACAATAGATCGTTATCTATGGGATAGTAGTATGAGTGCTAGCTATAACAAAGTGGCCAACACTTTTATATCTAACAACTTTGTTTTAGGCACAGGAACTATTAATGCAAACACAAACAGCAATATTATTGTAGGCTTAACCTTGACGATTAACGGCGCAGGTACCATTAGCGCACCATTAGGAAATACTATCATAAATGGAACTGGTACTAGTTTTGCTACTGAATTAAGAGCAGGAAGAGCTTTATTTAGATCCGATACTGGAGAAGAATTAGGCGACATTTTACGAATTATAAATTCAGAAACTCTAATAATAGATACACCGTTGGCAAATACATTGTCCGCGGTATCGTACTCATCAATTTCCAGTAAAACCATATTTTCTAACGAAATATACGTTAATGACACAATAATAGTAAATACTAATGTCAAAGTCGGAACAGTAAAAAGTATAAACAGTGACTCAAATATTACTCTTTATACTAATGCTCTGGTTACCGTGTCGAATGTAAGTTTCCTACACAACTACAGAGAACAATATAAAGAGCCAGGTGATGGAGATAAATACCTTAAGTATCCCCAAGTTGGAGTAATATCATAATGGCAAGTCAAATTAATTACAATATCATTGATGGCACATATCCTATCGCAGGACAGGATAATAGCAGTCAAGGATTTAGAGATAACTTTACTAATATTAAAAATAATTTCGAATCAGCATACGATGAAATTACGGATTTACAAAATAAAGTTTTATTAGCAAGTCCTTTAACAAATGGCACATTCAATAACAATATGCAAGGCAATGTTATTACGAATGCGCAAATGCAAGGTATGCGTGAAAAATATTTCAATGTTGGCAATGCCGTGTCTGGGGCGATAAATGTTGACTTTAACGTTGGTGCATTCCAAACAATGACACTAGCTGGATCTACCTCAATAAGTGGTTTTACTAGTTTTACCGCAACAAACGGAAGTTTTGCCAAAATCGTATTACAAATTGTTGTATCAGACACATCCCATACTGTTACTATGCCAGCAACAGTGACCAGAGCATACGACATAGCAGGATACAATACAACTAGTAGGGTACTTACTTTTGATGGTGCAGGAACTTTTACATATGAAATTGGCACTTATGACGGTGGCACAAATTTCTATTTAATTGACTTAACAAATAATAAAACCAGAGTCATGGGAGGCAATTTAGTTGTAACCACTGCGGTGAGTGGTGTTGCAACTACTGGTATCACAATGACTGTTACTAATGTGGGTGGAGTTGCAATAGGCAATATTACCGCAAATAACTTCATAGGTAATATGATTAGCTCCGGGACAAGTGCAACATTTACTGGAAACGTCACCGCCAACTATCTTATAGCAAATAGTGGCATACAAGGTAATTTAACTACTGCTATTCAACCTAATGTGACATTGTTAGGTACATTGACCGCACTATCTGTGTCAGGCAATGCCAATGTAGGTAACTTAACTGTTAATGGAATAACCGATCTTTGCGGCGGCGATGCGTACGGCGTTGAATTAGTAACTGCCACAAATGGCGGTTCAACTGTTTTATCAAACGTCGCTGGCTTTGCTGTTATAAATCCAACAACATCAACAATCGCAACATATACCGTAATAATGCCTGCCAATCCAATGCAGGGACAAATGATGCGTATTTCATTTGCAAATACTGTTACTACACTAACACATAGCGGCTCTGGTTCAGATACCGTATATGGCAGCTTAAATGGCACAACTGTCAACACTACAGTAGGTGGTAGTTGGATTTATTTTGCCAATAGTGCTATCAACAGCGGTAATGGTGTTTGGTATAGAGTTGGCTAATAGTCATGCGACTCAGCGAAGTTTTAGATTTTAACGATCCTAATGCTAGATATCCATATACTACATCTTATCATGGTAGTACATTAGCAGCAGAATTTAATACCGAAAATAATCAAAAAATTATCGCTCTGATTGTAGTCTACGGTAAAAATATGTGGGATGTTAGTTTCGCACGAAATGGAATGTATTCATTAACCGGTGAGGGTAATCAATTTAAAATATTCAATACCATATTTCATTTTATTTTAATGGCAATACGGACATATTATGCTCCAAAGTACATAACATTCACTGCTAATAACAAAGAACGCGGACGAGTTAAATTCTATAACACGATCATACGAAAACTGGCACCGAGATATTTACCAGGATTTGTGTCAGTTTCTAATTCTGGATTAGAAAGAATTGCATTGCCAGGCAGACTCAAACGGTCAGCCGATTCAGAATCTGGACAATTGTTTATTTTAAAAAACACTAAATTTACTAAACCAAATAATTGACAAGTTGACGATTCTATACTAAAATTCTAAAACTTTAGGAGTAAGTATGCAAATTGACTTAAATAAATATCAGGACTTCGTAGAAGCTGTTACCAGTAAGCCTAGCAAGGACGTTGCCGTACTGATTCAGCGTCTACACGATCTATCTCAGGAACCCGATCTTAATATCAGTTTATTGATGACCGCTAGCATTGGTCTAGCAAGTGAGGGCGGAGAGTTCAGTGAGATTGTTAAGAAGATGGTATTTCAGGGAAAGCCATTCAACGAAGACAATCGTTTTCACATGAAACGTGAACTAGGTGATATCATGTGGTATTGGGTTAATGCATGTCGTGCATTAGGATACGATCCCAATGATGTTATCGCTGAGAACGTAAAGAAGTTAGAATCAAGATATCCTGGCGGCAAATTTGATGTTTATCACAGTGAAAACAGAATGGAGAACGATCTATGAATTTTGAACCAAAATTTAATTCTGTTACATATGAACTTTTAATGGAAGTTTATGAATACATGTGTGATGGTAGAATCTTTATAGCTAGAGAAAAGCTTGAACAACTTCTACAGATTGAAGTGGAGAAAAAATAATATGCATCCTTTAACTGAAGATTTATCTAAAATCAATGATCAAGAATTGTTTAAGAAAATATCTGATCTAACAAATTATTTGACACAAAGTTATCGTCTAGGTAATTATAGTGTAGTTGGTCAAATTCATATGCTACTTGATGACTACAACGCAGAAGCCAATCGTAGGCATCAGAAAACTCTAGAAGAAACAAATAAAAAGAACGAATCGTTGAAAGATTTAATTCAATCTAAATGAAATTTGATGAGTATGGCAGTGCATACGTATCGTCTAATGATTTATGCACTTTGTTATATAAAAAACCTGATTTGAATCTTGAAAACTTTCTGGTGGAAGACCCAGATCAATATAATCATTCAGTTTCTAAGTTCTATCTTGATCTTACAACTTTAAAAAAATATAGTAAATTATCTAATGTATCAATTGAAGACTTTGATCTTAAAAATACAAGCAATTGGTACATGCCAGATGAATATAAAAAATTAGATATAGCTGAGTATATTGTAAATCTATGCACTAATGATATTGAATTATCTAGAGTCGCTGAAGAACTTATTTTATTCCAAGAAAGAAATCTGTTTGACTTATTAAGATTTCTTAAATATATGGTAGATGTTTTCAAAGAGCACGACGTTGTTTATGGAATAGGTCGTGGTTCTAGCACTTCAAGTTATGTTTTATATTTACTAAATGTACATAAAATTAACAGCATTCAGTATGAGTTAGATATACGTGAATTCCTAAAATAGAGAGATAAAATGCCAAAAATTTATAAAACTGCCCAAGGAAAAACTATTGATATGGATAGATTGCGTTTACTGCATGAAAAAGAACGTGCGGTTGGCAATATGGGTGTAAATGCTCAAGGTGATCAAGTTGATCAATATGGTAATATTATTAAGAAAAAAAATGATATAATTAAGGACAAATATAATCAACGAGGACAAAAATGAAATTAAATAATCCGTTCGATACAACCATCAAATATCAATTTACAAACAAGATCAAGGGTATTATACCAATTAAAAATCATGTTATCGTGGCTGAAATGAATTTCGGCGAACGAAAATTATCTAGTGGACTCATTCTACTTGGAGATGACGCAAAATCTTCAGGCATCAGACCTCGTTGGGCAAAAGTATATGCTATAGGTCCTGAACAACATGACGTTGTTCCAGGTCAATGGATTTTGGTTGAGCATGGTCGTTGGACACGAGGCATAAACGTTGAAATCGATAACGTTGCATTTACAATCAGACGAGTCGATGCTGATGCTATTATGGCAGTATCGGATGAACAGCCAGATAGCGATGATATTCTTTCTTCAGCACTTTTAGTAGATCAAAAATCAAGATGAGCAAATCATATACTCTACCAGTAGAAACTGATCCTGATAACCCTGAAAATTTTATCATAACTTTTCCAGATGAATTGTTAGAAAGTGTCGGATGGAAAATAGGTGATACTCTAATTTGGAATGTCGAGGACGATGGAACAATCATACTAAAGAAAAAAGATGATATTCAACAAAGTTAAAGAACTTAAGGAAAAAGGTCTAAAGATAGGCATTACATTTTCTACTTTTGATTTAGGACCACATGCCGGTCATATCGCAATGCTTTCAGAGGCAAAAAATCACTGCGATTATTTGATTGCAGGGTTACAAACTAATCCAACAATTGATCGTCCAGATACCAAAAATCGTCCAGTACAAAGTATAGTTGAACGACAAATTCAATTAGCCGCAACACGATATGTAGATGAAATTATTGTTTACGAAACTGAAAAAGATTTAGAGGATATATTGCTAACACTGCCAATAGATGTTAGAATATTAGGTGTTGAATACGTAGACAAAAACTTTACTGGAAAAGAAATTTGTGCTAAGCGTAACATCAAACTCATATTTAATGAACGTGATCATAGCTTTAGTTCTAGTAATTTGCGCCGTCGTGTAGCACAAGCTGAATCTGAAAAAAATCATAGTACGTCTTCACATTTATAAACTTTACAATAGACTGGAATTTAAATGAAGAATTTATGGACCGAACTGTATCGTCCAAAAACAGTAGGGGATTATGTTTTTACGGATGATACTACGAAAAAACAAGTAGAACAATGGATAGCTGAAAGAAATATTCCGCACCTACTGTTATATGGCCCTGCAGGCACAGGTAAAACCACACTCGCAAAAATTCTAATTAATGAATTAGAAATACATGACTATGATGTAATGCAAGTCAATGCAAGTCGTGATAACGGTGTTGATTTTATTAAAACCAAGATTGAAGGTTTTATCAGCACAATGCCATTCGGCGAACTTAAAATTGTCTTACTAGATGAGGCAGATTATCTAAGTCCAAACGCGCAAGGTCTGCTACGTGGTCTAATTGAAGAATATCAAGCACAGGCTAGATTCATACTAACATGTAATTTAGCACATAAGATAATTCCGCCACTTAAGAGCAGATGTTATGAATTACATATCGATAAAACTGATCAAACAGAATTCACTGCCCGTGCTGCAACAGTATTGGTCAATGAAAGTATAGAATTTGATTTGGAAACACTTGACACATATGTCAAAGTAACTTATCCAGATTTAAGAAAATGTTTGAATCTCTTACAGAGTAATTCAAATACAGGTAAGCTTTTAAATCCCAAAGAAAACGATACTGGAACTACAGATTACAAATTTGCGTTAGTAGATTTGATTAAGGCCAGAAAGCTACGAGATGCACGAAAGTTACTATGTTCTCAAGTTCGACCAGATGAAATGGAAGAACTATTCAGATGGTGTTATGATAATCTACAATTGTGGAGCGCCAGCGATGAAGGCCAAGACGAAGCTATTTTAGTTATTCGAAAAGCACTAGTAAATCATAGTTTAGTCGCAGATCCAGAAATAAACATTAGTGCAATGATGGTGGAATTGTCTCAAATTGAAAAATAAAAAAGATTTATATTTGATTGCGTTTTATGTATTAAAACCAATTGATCCCAAAATGACCAAAGTTAAGGGATACATGTCAGATCCTGCTAACGTATACTTTGATGAGACCGTGAACATCACTCGTGGACTAAAGCCGTCCGATCATATAAATTCTAAGATAGTTCTAAATTTATCAAAAAAAGAAGTTGTTAAAAACACATTAGATTCAAAAACTTCGTGGGATGAGTTACTATTGTACTTTGAAGATGGGTATGGTAAGTATATAAATACTGTATTAAATAAGGACTCAACATGAGTTTGAATATGTATACTAAGCCAAAAAAGAAAAGGGAAGTTGATCCTAATGCTCCACCACGTCCTACACTACTGGGTCACGAAAAAGAAATGAAAGTTTGGCGAGAGCAATTTGGAAAACTTGCAAACACTAATACAGAACAAGCAATTGAATTATCCTTTCTTAAAAGAAAAATGAATAGAATGCAGGGTCAAATTGATGCTCTTGTTTCACGCCAAAATAGAACGGCTCGTTAATTGAACCGTTCTACTGGATCTTTTTAAGCAATCTCCTTATAAATTTTCAATATCTCTAGTACCGCAGGATGTCGTTGGATATCCTTGCCAGTCAACTCTATACCGCTGACATACATGCAATTAGCATAGCGTTCGACTAATTGTTTAAAGTCTAATAATCCATTGTCCGGATCTTTTCTATCTGCTTGTTTTGTGTCACCCGTGACAATCATTTTGCTACCTTCACCTAATCTAGTCAATAACATTTTCATTTGATTAGGTGTTGCATTTTGCATTTCATCAGCAATTATCCATGAATTTTTAAAAGTCCTTCCTCTCATAAATGCTAGTGGAGATATCTCTATTATTTGTTCGTCTAGCATTCTTACAATGTCTTTTTTATCATAGTATTCAGAAAGTACATCGAAAAGAGGACGTGTCCATGGTTCCATTTTCTGATTTAAATCACCAGGTAAAAAGCCATGACGTTCGTCGTCTACTCCAACAGCGGGTCGTGTTAAAACTATTTTTGTAATTTCTCCTTCTTTTAAAGCTTTAATACCAGCCAACATCGCTAACATAGTTTTACCTGTGCCTGCCGGACCAGTTGCAAATACTATTAGTTTAGATGGATCTGTTAGTAAATTTATATAAGTTTCTTGATTGAGTGTTTTTGGTAATAAATGTACTTGTCGTTTCTTTGTGTAATATGAACTTAGACTAACTACATTATTTTCTATCGCTTGTGCTTGAAATTCCCTACGATTTCTCTTTGACAAAGTTTTCTCCTATCTTATAGAGTTGTTGTGAGACTGCTCACAACATTATTTAAACACATTAAAATATGTTAAAAAACGTATATTAGAAACTTTTTTCTGTACTAAATATTAAGTTAACCGCATCATTTTTTTAGGATAATGGATTCTTCTTTTGTTAAATCAATGATAAATAAAATAAAACACTAACAAAATGGCTGCCGATCTTAAAAGTATATTAACTAACACCAAAAATGTATACATGTCTGATAGTAATTTAAACACACTATTGGACTATGAACGTGTACTAGATGAATTTGATCTATATACATTCAAACATTGGAAATTAGGCGAGCTAGTTGAAGGTCCAACATACGAAAAGTACTTTGTCACTTGTAAATGGATGTATCCTTATAGAAAAATGCCTGATCCTTCTGGCGGCAAGAGATTATTGGATTATGGCTGTGAAATATCTTACGAAAAAGATACCTATGAATATCCAGTTGAAGTAAAAAGCCCTGATGATTTTAAACCTGGCACCAAAGTTCCTAGACTAGTAAGTAAGCCAGTATGGGTCGTTACTATAACTATGCCAAAACGTTTAATGAGTGATATAGAACGTGGAAGTATTGAATTAGAAAATGAAACATTAAATGCCGAAGATATCGAAGACGCATACGAAGAGGGATTAGATGACGATACAGGCAATGAGAATAACAAGGTAGAAAACAATGTCGCAGCACCAGCACCAGAACAAATTCCAGGACAACCACCCGCACCAACTTTATGAAGGTCTAGAACACGGCGATTTAGCCAGATTAGTTCATAACAAACTTCATATTGATGAATTCAGAAGTAAAATGGGCGAAGACGCTGATATACTTGTTCTAAGTATTAAAACTGTAGAGAAAAAAGCAGCAGAAGATTTAATGAACTTTATCGAGCGCGGTTACGAATGGGTGCTAGATGCAGATATAAGTACTGGCGAATTAGATGACGGCGATTATTTAGTGTTCGTAGAATTAGAAAGAACTCCAGCTGCCGCTGAACATATCGTAGAACTCATTGAGGATATCATAAATCTAACTAAACAAAAAATATCAGACTGGCATTTTCAATATCAAAAGAACGACAAAGAATATCCATTACTTAAACGATTTATACGTCAGGTAGTACCATTAACACCAGATCAGTATATAGAAAAGTATGACGCTGATGAAATGTTCGATAAAGAAATCGAACAGATGAAAGAATCTGCTAGGATTTCAATAAAAAAGAAAGCACAAGTAAATGATTATACTAACAAACTTAGAGAGTTGGCTAGAATACTCTAAGTTTATTTTTATAATCACTTAATAAATATCCGAGTAGTAATAAGGATATTTTATGGCTACTCAATTTAGCTTTGATTTTACACTAAATCATCTTAAACAAATCGTATCAAACAATCCGCATATAGGTGATTGGTATAACGCATTAGTTGCTATATTACCAGAATACGACATTGAAACCGAGCATAGAGTTGCTGCATTTATAGCACAGTGTGCTCATGAATCTGGTAATTTTAGATTTATCACTGAGAATTTAAATTATAAATGGCAATCGCTAAGAAAAGTATTTCCTAAGTATTTCCCAGACGATGCAATTGCACAGCAATATGCAAACATGCCAAATCGCCAAGAAGCAATAGCCAATCGTGTATATGCAAATCGTATGGGAAATGGATCAGAAGCAAGTGGTGATGGTTTTAAGTACAGAGGCAGAGGACTAATACAACTTACTGGTAAGACGAACTATGAAAATTATGCCATGAGTTTAGAAATCGATGTTGATGAAGCAGTAGAACATCTTAAAACATTTGAAGGGTGTGTTCAAAGTGCTGCCTGGTTCTGGGATGAAAATAAGCTAAACACGTTTGCGGATCGTAAAGATATTGTTACATTGAGTAAACGTATAAACGGCGGTACAATAGGACTAGAGGACAGAATTAAACATTATAATCATGCACTACATGTCTTAGGAGTGGATTAATGTGGCTACTACACATGCTGCCTATTTCAATTATTGAATATATAGTTAACTCTATACTAATTATAGGCATCACACTTACTGTACTTAGTTTTGTATTTTTATCTCCTATACTTAGACTTTTACCAGCTATTGCTGGTTATTATAGATTAATTCAAATCATTAGTATAGTCATATTGTGTGCTGGTATATATGTAAAAGGTGGTTATAGCACAGAAAAAATGTGGCGTGATAGAGTGCAGGAAATGGAAGAAAAGTTAAAGATAGCTGAGGCAAAATCTGAAGAAGTAAATGATGTAGTTAAAGAAAAAATAGTGTATAAGAATACAATCATAAAACAAAAAGGTGATGAGATAATCAAATACATTGATAGAGAAGTAATTAAAAAAGAAGAAGTTGTTAAATTTTTAGAAGTTTGCCCTATACCCGTAGATATAATAAAACTTCACAATGAAGCAACTAGAATTAATATTCTACTTGAAGAAGCAAATAAGGCAAAGAAATGAAATACATTCTGTTAGTCTTACCTCTATTATTGTCTGGCTGCTTTACAACTGTGCCAGTCAAACAAAAATTCCCAAATGCTCCTGCAATTCTATTAGAGCGTTGTCCTCAGTTAATGGAGTTGCCTGAAGATCAAAATAATATAAAAAACTTTATGGGTATCGTAATACAAAATTACGGAACTTATTATCAATGTGCTGAAAAAGTACAAGGATGGCAAGAGTGGTATAAAGAAAACCAAAAAATTATGAATGGAAAATAAAAATGAGTAATTCTAAAAAAGAAAAAGAAAAAGAAGACTGGATGCAAAGAAAATGGCGTCCGATGATGGCCGTAATGTATATGGTCGTGTGTATTTTTGATTTCATTTTATTTCCTATAATGTTCACTATCGTACAATTCTGGGAAGTTGAAGCTGTCAACGATGCATTCAGACAATGGCAGCCACTGACTCTTATAGGAGCTGGTTTATTTCACATGGCTATGGGAGCAGTGTTAGGCATATCAGCATGGAGCAGAGGACAGGAAAAAATAGCAGGTGTAGCAGCTACACCTAATGCACCAGCGGCGCCAGCGGCACCATTGGGATTGTCCATGTCACCAAGTATGACTCCTAGCGTTCCTACTCAGTCATTTGCGCCCGCACCAATGATGCCTGCAAGTCGTTCTGACACTTATACTCAACCTCAAACTGATTACAAGGGCAGAAAACTTGTGCCAGATCAAGAATTTCCAGAAAGGTAAATTATTATGAAACTACAAACTTTATTACTTAGTGCAGCATTAATGTTACCACTATCACTATATGCTGAACCAACGACAAAAAAAGTATGCACGGATGTTAAAGATAAAAATGGTCAAGTTGTAAAAACTAAAGACGGCAAAGCTAAACAAACATGCAAGGAAATCAAAGTTAGAAAGAAAGTTGAAGGTAAAGACGTACCTGATACTGCTAAAAAGTAAAACAATTTATTGAAACAGAAAAAGGGCAGTTGACTTCTGCCCTTTTTTACTTTATAATGTACAAATGGACTACTATAAAATTTTAAACATAGAAGAAAATGCATCAAAAGATGAAATAAAAACTGCATATAGAAAACTAGCATCTAAACATCATCCAGACCGTGGCGGTGACACTGCTACCTTTCAAAACATTCAACAAGCATATGATGTATTAAGCGATGATAGAAAACGTGCAGAATACGACGCTAGTAAACACGGCGCGTTTGCTGGGCAGGGTCAACCATCAATGGAAGACATTTTTAATTCTTTTGGTTTTAGTTTTGGACAAAATGATATTTTTTCACAGTTTATGCGAAATCAAAGGCGTAATCCAGATATCAAAACATCAATCAGTATAGAATTAAAAGATACTCTATATGAAACAACTAAATTTGTTAACATTAGAACTAAAAACAATGAAAACAAAACATTAGAAATTAAAATACCACGTGGTATCAAATCTGGAACTGTGATGAAATTTGGTGGTGGCGGTGAGACCATTTTTCCAAATGCCCCACCAGGAGATTTATACATTTCTATTAATGTTGAGGAGAATCAAAAGTATGTTCAACGTGGCCTAGATTTAGAAACCGTGTTAGATGTAAATTGTTTTGATGCCATTTTAGGTTGTGAGATGGAAATAAAAACTCTATCTGACAAAGTATTTTCTATAAAGATTCCATCAAATACTCAACAAGCTACTAGATTTAAAATACCAGGAGAAGGACTATATGAATTTCAAAAAGACATAAAAGGTAGTCTTTACATAAAAATAAATGTCAATATACCCACTCAACTAACATCTGAGCAATTAGATTTAGTTAGAAAAATAAAACTTTCTCAATAAATATTCTTATGCTACAAACACAACCAGAAATTGATAAAATAATCGAAGAAGCCACAAAGCTGGCTATTAAGAAGAATCATGAATATGTAACACTTGAACACTTATTATATGGTTTACTTACACATGACATTTTTAAAGAATTAATAGTAAAACTGGAAATTAAAGGCGATGATCTTCTGACTGAGTTAGAAGACTATATAGATTCACAAAGTTATCTGATTAGCAATGGATATGATATTGTTCCTAAAAAGACACATACTCTAGAGCGTGTGTTTAATCGAGCATTTACCCAGGTACTTTTTAGTGGCAGATCAAACTTACAAATTATTGATATTTACTTAAGCATTTGCGCCGAAGACAAAAGTCATGCTAGGTATTTCTTACTGAAATATGGCTTAGATAAAGATAAAGTAATCAATTACTGGAATAATACATTTGTAGAACAAAAGCCCAAGAAAAAAAGCAAGTCACATCTAGATACTCTGTTAGAGTCTTATTGTGACAACTTATCCGAGATGGCTAAAAACGATAAACTAGATCCAGTAATAGGCAGAGAATCTGAAATAGAAGAAATTGTAAATGTGTTAGCTAAACGTAATAAATGCAATGTATTAATGGTAGGTGACCCGGGTGTGGGTAAAACTGCTATCGCCGAAGGACTAGCAGTTAAGATAGTTCAAGGTGAAGTGCCAGAATATCTTAAAAACTATACAGTTTACAGTTTAGACATACCTTCGTTGCTCGCGGGTAGTAAATATCGCGGTGAATTTGAAGAAAAATTAAAGCATGTAATTAAAGCACTTGAGTTAAAGGGTGATACCTTACTTTTCATAGATGAGGCGCATCAGATGCGCGGTGCTGGTAGTGGATCAAATAGCAATGTGGATTTTGCAAACATGATTAAACCTGTATTGTCCAAGGGCAATATAAAAATTATTGCTAGCACTACATGGGAAGAATACAATCAAAGTTTTGAAAAAGATCGTGCTCTGATGCGTAGATTTTATAGATTAAACGTTGATGAACCAAGTATCGAAACTGCAAAGAAAATAATATTCGAACTAAAAGATATATTTGAAGATTTTCATGGTGTTGAAATAAACAGTGACTCAATTGTTGCTGCTGTAGAATTAAGTGCCAAATATCAAACTGATAAAAAATTACCTGATAAAGCAATTGATCTAATAGACACAGCATGTGCGAAAGCTAAGGTATTAGGAAGTAATTTAATTATTAAGAAGAGTGATATCATCAGTGTATTAAGTCAATATATCAAAGTGCCTATTGAACAATTAGATTCGCAAAACAATACTGTGGTTGAAAATATAGAATCAATTATAAAGTCAAAACTATTTGGTCAAGATCATGCTGTAAACACAGTGCTTGAAAAAATTTATGTAAGCAGAGCAGGACTAAAATCGTTGAATAAGCCTGTAGGTAGCTTTTTATTATCTGGACCAACTGGTACAGGGAAAACAGAACTTGCCAAACTATTAGCAGAGAATTTAGGCATGAAATTAATTCGCTATGATATGAGTGAATATCAAGAAAAGCATGCGCTAGCTAAATTAATTGGTGCACCGCCTGGCTATGTAGGTTATGACGATGGAAATATTGGCGGTGGGTTGTTAATTAGTGATATTGAAAAAAATCCAAACGCTGTTGTGCTATTTGATGAAATCGAAAAAGCACATCCCGATGTGGCGCATATTTTGTTAACTATGATGGACGAAGGTATTGTAACAAGCAGTAATGGCAAAAAAGCTAATTGTAGACAGTGCATTTTGTTGCTTACTAGTAATTTGGGCGCCGTAGAAAATGAGGCACACAACATAGGTTTTGGAACAAGTCTTGAAAAAACTAACGAGGATGATCGTGTTATCAAAGAATTCTTTAAGCCTGAATTCAGAAATAGATTAGATGCAATTGTAAAATTCAATAAGTTATCAAAGGATAATATTAAATTGATCGTGAACAAATTTATAAAAGAACTAAATGATTTGTTACTAGATAAGGAAATATCAATATCAGTTACCGAAGATGCCGTTAATCATATCATCGAAAAAGGCTATGATAGTAAAATGGGCGCCAGACCTTTATCTAGAACAATTTCTGATTTAATCAAAGTTCCACTTAGTAAAAAAATACTTTTTGAAAAAATTGCCAGATGCAATGTGAAAGTGATATACGATGGAACAATTTGCTTTGAAATTGAACCGAAGTCTTATACAATATTCAAAACCAATAACCTAGTGGACGAAAATGGATACATCATTCTGGACGCAATTAAATCAAATTGTTAAAATCAAGAGTACCAAAAAACTGTTTCATGACACATATCTATATAAATTAAAGGTGTTCGCTCCTGGTGTAAGACTATTACGTTATGACAGTGATTTGCCAATGCAAGAACGTCTTGATTCATTAATCAAGTATGTAAATAATTTTACTAAAAATCAATACTATTTTGGTATTGCAACAAATAGTAATTTACAATTAAGTGATCCCGAACAATTAGATGATTTAAAAAAATTTATAGTAGACAATAAAGATGTCAAGGTACGCATTGAAGAACCAGCTATAAGTTTTTACAGTAATAACATTGAAAAACTAAAAACGATAGCTAATTTACGTTATGAACGGGTTGAAGAGATTCATATGCCTGAATCAGATTCGGAATGTAAAATATTGACAGAAGGTAATATCATTGCCAGTAAATATAATGAATACAAATACAAAATTATGTTGAATGGGTTTTATGATAAGCAACTTATTCCTACAATTCAAAATATTTTCGCCAATTCAGATATAGATTTATATGCTATCAAACGAATTCGTAAACAATTACGACATGGATATTATCCGGGCGGGTACATTTACACTAATGATCTTCAAATAACATTTCTGCTTAATTTAGTAAAACCAAACTTTGTAAGAAAAATTTATAACTTAGTTTCTTCAACTACTAAATAAAGTTATTCTATCAAGGCGTTATCAAGTATGGCAAAAATCTATGAAGAAATCATAACAATAAAACTAAACAAATTAATAAAGAATTCAGAAACTTCATTACCGCAAATTGCTAGTTCTGAAACTTTAATGTCGCTTGAGCAAATTGTTCAAGAATTAGTCGGCAATGACATTATTGTCGAAATAGAAACTAAATGAAAGATATATCAATGAGCGAAAAAGAACCAACCGAAGTAAAACTTATTACTCCACAAAGCACTGGAACATCGGCACCTAAGCTAACTAAGCCAATTATGCCAGTCCCAAATCTACCAAAGACTGAACCTGCTACGCAACAAACAACTTTTGACTACAAAAAGGTGCATGTGCATTTTGCAGTTCCTTGTTATGGTGGAATGGTCAGTGAACCAACAATGACTAGCTTCTTACGTTTCACGTTGCTAGCTGCCAAAGTTGGACTAAATTGGAGTCTTGACACAATGGTAAACGAAAGTTTAGTTACCCGTGCAAGAAACAATCTATGTGCAAAAATGATGACTAACGCCGCAGCAACACATTTTATGTTCATTGATGCCGATATTAGATTCGAACCCGAGTCTATATTTGGAATGATTGCTGCTGATAAAGACGTTATCGGCGGACTATATCCAAAGAAAAGTTTACCAATTGATTATGTAATTAATCTAAAGAATGGTGGAAGAATTGAAGGGCCAATCTTTCAAGTAGATACACAAGGCACTGGATTCTTACTTTTCAAGAAACACGTATATGAAAAGCTAATCGCAACACATCCAGAGTGCAAATACGTTGATGATATAGGTCTAGGCAAACAATACGAACCATTCATGTACAGTATATTTGATACCGTTATTGACGAAAAGGGTCACTATCTTAGCGAAGACTGGACGTTCTGCCGTCGTTGGCAAGCAATTGGCGGTGACATCTGGGCAGACAGTAGAGTATTATTGAATCACATAGGCCACTATGAATTCAAGGGTGATCTATCCGCATTAGAGCGTAGAGGTCTTAAGCGTGTAGATGCTAATAGTCCCGAAGGGAAAGCGGCACTTGAAGCACAGAAAAAAGCAGCAGAGGCTGCTCTGGCACAAAAAAGCGCAGAACCAGCAGCAACTTAAAAAGTAAATAAACTAAGTAATACGGGACCATTGGTCCCGTTTTTATTTGTACAGATAAATATAATATTAACAATTAATTTATCTATGTATGCATATGAGCTTTATGAGCAAATTAAGCCACAAATAGTTGTGACTTACCCTGGTAGATTTCAACCATTTCATCAAGGCCATGCCGGTGTATTTGAAATACTGCAAAAAAGATTCGGCAGTGAAAATGTCTATATTTTAACTAGCAACGATACCAGCAGTGCAAAGAGTCCATTTAGCTTCAGTGACAAATATCAATTAATGACAGCGGCTGGTGTGCCTGGTGATAGAATTATTGAAACAAACAAGATGTATGAACTGCCAGCAGATTTTGATCGAAAAAATACTATCTTTATAACAGTTGTTGGTGGACCAGATGCCGATCGATTAAATCCTGATAGCTATACTAAACGCGATCAAAAAGATGCAGATGGCAATGTAATAAAGCCTGCAGGCAGTCCTAGTTACTACCAAACTTTTAAAGAAAAAGAACAACCTGTTACGGCTGATAAACATGGTTATGTTATAGTAATTCCAGAATTACAAAAAAGAATTACGATTGGTGGTGAATCATACGATGTTAGTCATGGCACAGATGCAAGAAATTTGTGGAATAAAATTCGTAATAAACCAGAGTTAAGAAAAGAGTTTCTAACAAAGATGTATAAACGTCCTCATATGGAATTAGGTAACATTTTTGATAAGATTCAACAAACAACATCGGAAGATATTGCTGGCGTAAGTAATGATACTGCAAGTCCAATTAGCGGAAAAATTTACGAAGATATAGATACGATTGATAATCTAAAACAATCAATTAGAAAATTCATACCTATCGCAATGCGTGTGTTAGATATTTCCAATTTGCCTAAAATAAAATTTAAGCTAAAAGTAGAAACTGGCGATGGTGTTCAATCTAGTTTTGGTCAGTTTATTCCAAGAAAGAATACCATATTAGTTGGTTGTTCAAACAGACATCCAGTAGATATACTTAGAACTTTAGCACATGAACTAGTTCACTATAAACAACACTTAGATAAAGAGCTAGACGCACAATCTGGCAATACTGGTAGTGACGAAGAAAACGATGCAAATGCTATGGCAGGAGTTATAATGCGATATTATAATAAACAGAACCCAGCAGCAATTAACGATTAACATAAATACAATAAATAGGATTTACTGTAATGAATAGCAAACAATTTTTAAAAGAGGGTTTTATCGAGGACGCTCACGAAGCACATATGGATCATGAGGTTCAAATGGCACGTGTAGATTGTTATTACGCCGCCGAACATGCAATAGTTTTGCATAAATTACTACGTAACATATCTGAAGAGCAAGGCCTAGAAGGTTGGGTTGCTTCAAAAATTACATTAGCAAATGACTATTTAAAATCAGTTAGAGAACATCTTGAATATCAAATGATGAACACAGATGCTGATGAGGAAGATTTTCTTCCTCTAGCAGAAGGATTAACTTCCGTAAAAAAAAAGTTAAGTGAGGCAGCAGACAGCAAAGATATTCAAGAATTTGAACGTGGCCCATGGTATATCATAGTCAAGGGTGAAGTAGTTCCTGAAGACGATGGCAGCCCAAGAAAATTTAATTGGTTAAATGCTGCTAAAGTGTTCTTTAGAAAAATGTTGGACGATGATCCAACCACAGCAGCACAATTAAAAAGTGAATATGACAACGCTACTGATAAAAAGTCAGTAGTTTACTATAGTAAAAAACTCCCATCTGTATCATCAGATAATTCTTCTCTAGAAGAATCAGAAAAAAGACCTGGTCTGTGGGCTAATATAAGAGCAAAGCGTGAACGTATAAAAGCCGGTAGTGGTGAACGTATGCGCAAACCAGGTAGTAAAGGTGCACCTACCAATAAAGACTTAAAGAGCATTCGTGCTAGTTCAGAGTCGATGCATGAAGATGGATTAAACTTAGATCAACAAAAATCAGATTTTAAAAACCCACTAAATTTGAATCTTGGTTCTGTTCGAGGTTTGCCTATTAATGCTGGTATTCAATCTACTCAAACTCCGCAATCATATTCAAATCGTCCTGGCGCTACTGGTATGGGATTGCAACCATCGTTAAGTATTGGTAATCCAGAGAGTGGTCCATTTGCTCAAATTAGTAAGCAAGGTGGAATGATAGGTTATAAAAAGACATTTGAAGGTTTGGGACCAGAACAAAAACGTGTTGGTCAACTTGGTCCAACTGAAAATGTTAAGAAAAATAGTGGTGCCAGAGGTAAACTAGTTGGTGCCAATGAAAGTGTAGAGCAAGGTGTGGCGGAAGGCTCTGATAGCCTTAGAGGAACCAACGAACCAAAGAAAAAAGATGCATGGGGTGAGGGTTATTGGGTAGGACATAGACGGGAAGATAGAGATTGCCCATATCCACCTGGTTCATTTGACGCAGAAATGTGGGAACTTGGTTATCACGAAGGTAACAAAGATAGAAAAAATGAAATGACTGGTCGTGTGGCGGAAGGCAAGTGGTCGCACAATGCTATCACAGGACAGAAACTTGACCCAAGAACAGGTGAGATTCTACCAGTTAAAGAAAAGCCATTAACAATGAAGCAAATGTTTGCACCGAAGGCACAACCTAAACTAACATTGGATGATGTGTGGCGTAAAGTAGAGAATGTAGTATCCCAAATCTATCCAGACGGTGATCCAAACGATTACATGGCTCCATGGTTAGAAAAGCATGGCATTAGAGATTTCAAGATCGGTGAAATATTAGACCGTGCCGCAAAGAAGAATGGCTACAAAGATATGTATGATTATTGGAATAGCATGGGCGAGCAAGGTGTGGCGGAAGGCTCGGAAGATTTAGTTCAGATTGAATACTGGAAACAAGATTCAATAGAAGCAGGTAGATGGGTTAAAACACAACCAATGCCAAGAGAAGTCGCAGAAGAACTACTACATTCACATCCAGGTGCCTTTTCAAGAGTTGAGATTGTTGATGTAAAGCAAGGTGTGGCGGAAGATATTGCTAGCACAAGACGAGAAGTAAATCTCAAGAAGAAAATAGACAAAGGTATCGCTACTCCTGAACAGAAAAAAGAATATCAAGAACTAAAAGCAAAGAATATGGGACGAAAACTTGATAAAAAGCAAGGTGTGGCGGAAGGCTATAAAGAGCCTACTACTGCTGCCGGACATGCTAAAATGGCAGCTAAGATTAAGAAAATGTTAGACGACACATTGGCAGACAGAGGCGACAGGCACGGTAATCCAGATCCACAACGACTAGCCAGTGCATATGAATATCACACGCAAAAAGCTAAAGAGAAATCGCAAGGTGTGGCGGAAGGCTCATTAAAAGAAGACGAATACGATAAGTATGAAACTGGTAAAATGGGCCAGGAAGAAGCAGTTACTGCTATGTTTACAAGACTTGCCCGTCAAGGCATTGATCCTATCGATATGATTGCAAACAGATTCGGTTGGAGCACATACGAACTTGACGATTTGGCACAGCAGCAAGGTTTTAAAAATACCGCAGAATGGTTGAATAGTTTTGATCAAGGTGTGGCGGAAGGCTGGAAAGAAAAAGCAGCAGGCGCCGCATTAGCAGGAGCAATGGCTGCTAGTCCAACACATGCAGGCTTTGGAGGTGAGTTAGCAGGTGCCGTAGCACAAGGTCTGGGCCGTGGTGTTGTATCTGGGGCAATTGGCCCAAAAGTGTTTGAGGAAAGAAATAAACGAGATTTAGAGTTTGCCGAACAGATTCCAGACGAGGCCGATAAAGCAAGATATCTAAAAGCAGTTAAAAAAATCATGCACTCTAGAAATATGTCACTAGGTAGTAATGCTATGATGGGTGCAAATGCTGTGGATGAAATAGTCTTTAAGAAATTTAAGAAAAAATTGTCCGAAAAATACAATATACCATTGACGCAGGTAAAAGAACAAGGTGTGGCGGAAGGCTCAAATGATTTATATCAAAAAGCCATTCGCAAGTATGCCCAACAAGTAGCAAATGATTATCTAAACGGCGGAAACGAATATCTTTATGGTGCCAACAAGTTTGATGCTGAAATGTTCGGTGTAAGCCAAGAAAAAGCAAATAAAGACTTTAAGACATGGTTTACTATGATTGTACGTTCTCAAGCAGTAAGACCACGACGAGGTGTGGCGGAAGGCTCAGAGTCTAAAATTTCTAAGTGTGCTTCTTTAGCGGCAAAGTATTTTAATAGTGAAGGTCTTCAAAGACAATATGATATTGACGAGTATATTAAAAACAACGCAGGGAATGATCCAATTGTCAATAAATGTGCTTCTTTAGCGGCAAAGTATTTTAATAGTGAAGGTCTTCAAAGACAATATGATATTGACGAGTATATTAAAGCAAATGCCAAGCAAGGTGTGGCGGAAGGCTATTCACTAAAGAAAACTAATGTTGAAAAAACATTTCATCCAGGTGACCCAGAGGATTTCGGCAGTGTTGATATGACACAAAAAGATACAGATTACGAAATTATTAATAATAAAACAGGTCAAGTAGTAGGTACTGCAAGTTGGACTACTAATGATTATTTTGGACCAGGGGCAATAAAGATTACCATGAAAAATGGTGCTACACGTTATCTTGATATTAAGAATAGTGACAAGGGTAATCCACAAAGTGCCTTCAATCGTTTTGTAAAAGATCCAAGTACTTCTAAAAAATATAAAGAGCAAGGTGTGGCGGCAGGCTATGTCAACGATGCAAGTGAAGGTACAAAATTCATGATAGTTTATAACAAACATCATCCTAATCCAGCGGCTCATGGTAAGCCTGTTACCGGCGATGGAAAGCCATGGATAATAACTGCCACTGATAGGAGAGCAGCATTAGACAAAGCGCATGAATATTTTGTACGATCACAAACTGTATCGTCATTTCGTGGGTATGTAGATGCAGTTCCTGTTGAGCAAGATGTGGCTGAAGGCTTCAGTGATGTTGTTAAGGGCATCAAGCGTAAAGTAGCAGGTAAGGACAATCCCAAAGATGTAGAACATACTTATGCTCGTATTGCCCGTAGAGATATAGAAGATGCTAACAAACTTAATAATCAAGCAGCATATGATGCTAGAGATAAATCAACAAAGCGTTGGAAAAAGGTCAATAAAGTTGTCAACAAGCAAGGTGCGGCGGGAAGCAAAGATAAATCTGAAAAGAAATCTTGAAAGAACAATCATGAGATTAAATGAGTTTGCAAGCGGAGGCGGCGATGATCGCAACGATTTACAACTTTACCTGAATGTTGCTTTAAAGTTAAAGATGAAGAAATTCAAGCCGGAAACGATGCGCGCCATAATTACAAAGAAGATGTCAGAGTTAGTCAATGTCGTTGATGCTGATAAAGTAGATTGGGCATATCAAATGCTTCGTAAAGAACAGAGACTATCAAATATGTTAGATCAACACGGTGTGACAGAAGGTGAAATCGTAAAGGGTACGTTTGGACAAAAATTTAAACCCAATTTGGGCAGAACAGTACAAACATCTCCTTATGAACACAGACCAGATATAGATATACCACAGTATGACCCTGTAAGAAAAACCAACTGGATCAAAGGAATCAGTAAAGAAAACAATAAAGAACCTTATGATCATTTTGAACTAGATCAAACTAAACCAAATATTGCTCATATAATAGGTGTTACTAAAGATGGGCTGCAAGTAAAAATCAGCACATCGAATCTAAAACTAGCTGAAATTCTTGTTGATCTTTACAATCGTGGTGGCTTTACTGATGCCGATATAGAAAAAATACCAATGAAATCTCCTGAAAGAGAAAAGCCAAAACTTAAATTAGTAAAATCAGACGACATTGAAGAAGATACTACATCACCATCAGAAAAAGTAGAGGCATATGGCTATGTATATAACAATCGTGATCAACGTATAGTGTGGCGTAAAATATTTTCAAGTGAAGATGAAGCAAATCGCTGGGCAGATCGTCGCAATGCCACAGTGTTAGGAATTAAACCGTTAAAACCATCAGATAAAATATCTGAAACCAGTGCAGGCAGTGTAGCAACTGTCGTGAATCCAAAAATGAAAGATCGTTCAAAAGTAGGCACACTATTTGGTGGAACATATAAACAGCGGAAAGATAAATAAATTTATGGACGATATAAAAAATACCTTATCTAAATTAGATGCTTTGTCACATAATAATACATCGCAAAGTAATAAACATTTAACAGAAGGCAATACTGGTGCAATAGTCAAAGATATTGCTGGTAAAGCAGTTCGAAGAGCAGTTCCGGTAGTTGGAACTGCGTTAAGCTGGGACGAAGCTTATGATCGTTGGAAACAAGGTGATAGAACAGGTGCTGTTATATCTGGATTGGCCGGTGGTGCTTATTTAATTCCAGGTGTAGGACTAGCAGCGGGCGCTGCATTAGATGCTGCAAACGTTGGTAGAGACATAAAAGCAGGTCAATATGACGATTTACCACAGCAAGCAAAAGATTGGTATGACGAGAAAAGTAAATCAGTTAAAGATTTAGGTCAAAGTATTCAAAATGCTGGACAAAAATTAAAAAGTGTTGATGGCTATGTAAGTGGCGGCGTTAAGGAAAACACAATGAAAAATATTGAAAGAAAATCCAATACAAAAAACAAAGTTAATCAACGTTCTTTGACCGAAGAAGAACAATTAAATGAAATTTTAGGTTGGTTGAGAAATTTAGTTAGGGGTCGCAAGAAAGCTACACCTACTCCTAGACCTACTCCTAGACCTGCACCAGGAACTCGTCCATCGAAATCTGATGATGTGGTTGATATCCAAGCCAGAGATGTATCAGATCGTCAAGTACCAGCTATAAGACAATCAACCGCTGTAGGTAGTCCTACAAGTATTAGACCTGCCGGTGGTGGCACAACTGGTGCTAGACCTGTCAGTGGTGGTGGAGGCGGTGTTACTCCAGGTAGAGCAGCAGCCAGCGTGGGGGGTGCCGCCGCGGCAGGAGGTGGTTTAGGATATGCTCTTAGTAGCGATGACACTGATAGCAAAAAAACAAATAACAGGACTGATACCTTACAAAATCCTCCAATAAATTATAGTGCTGCCGCTACTGATATGCAAGGCATATCACCTTCAGCAGATGCTTTGCCTGGTGGTAGACCAGCAGCAGATGCGGCAGTAACTGCCACTCAGCCCGCTGCCACTAGCTCAACACCAGCGGCCACATCCTCAGCTACTACTGCCGCATCTGCCGCTCCAGTAGCGACAGCACCTGCCGCAGTAGAACCACCAAGAGGTTCTGGTATACGTCCGACATCTACTTTTCAGATACCTAATCTACCTCAAGTACCTCAAGGTTCAGCACTATCTCCAGACTTTGAATCTAGAACTGGTCCATTTGATTTTACAAATGCTCAGAAACAATGGTTACGTGGTGCAAACCGCCAAGATCCTTATATCATAGCGCGCATGAGAAGAGAAGTTGGAGGACCTTTACCACCAGTTGACTATTTTAAAAATCCAGAAGATCAAGCAATAGCTCGTCAGTTAAATGTCGGTAGAGACAATCTTAACAGAGTTCGCGGTGCAGTAGGCAGTAAACCACTTGGAACTGATGGGTATTTTCCTGATCAAAATCAACCACCTCCAGCTAAAAAACCTCGATGGCAGCCGACGGAACCACTTCCAACTAATTTAGAAAGTGTTTATCCAAACAAAAGACAGTTGAATTTCAGAGAAAATCGCCATAGTGCTGTAAATCGTCTAACAAGAAAATTTGAAAACTATATAGAAAACAAATTTAATATAGTTGAAAATAATTACGTTCCTAAAAAAAAAAATTTAAGGTAGAGGCTGCCACTTACGGAAATGCACAGGATCCTAATATACAAGTAACTAGCACTCCGCAGCAAAAAGAAAAAGCTGCAATGGCTAAAAATCAAGAACAAAGAGTTGATGTAGCTACTGCAAAGAACACAATGAGTGGACTTAAAAATATATTAGGACCTAAATATGATATCAATCAAGCTGCAAGTGCAGTTGTGAAAATTAACGATCAAAAACCACTTACTGGACCAGAACAGCAAGCTATGAGTGCGCTAACCCCACTTATCGCCAAAGCAGCCGAAACACCACAAACCGCAAGTGCATTAAAAACTTCATTAACTAATGCGGGTTATCTAGCAAAGATAGGAAAATAAAAATGAATTTGTACGATTTTTTTTCTAACAATAAAAAATTAAACATTAAAGAAAATATTCCTACCGCAAATGAAGTAGAAAAACAAGTCGTTAATGAAAATTTACATAAATGGTTTAAAGAAAAATGGGTTCGTTTTGGCCCAGATGGAAAAATACGCGGTGATTGTGCTCGAGGTGATGATAGCGAAGGCAAACCAAAATGTTTACCACGTGCTAAAGCACATAGCCTAGGGAAAAAAGGTCGTGCCAGTGCTGCTGCCAGAAAACGTCGTGAGGACCCAAATCCAGAACGCAGTGGATCAGCAATAAATGTTGCAACAAAAAGTAAAAGAAAAATAGACGAACAGACTGGTAAAGCAGCATCTATCAAATCAGAAAGCATAAAATCACTAGCTGAACAAATTGGACCTAGAGGCGAGACGGTGCGATTACCACCAACTCCGGCAGATGCTAATTTTGAACGATATCTTAGCACATTACCAAAAGCATCTGATCCTGCGTCGGCACAATCTCAACCTCAACGTAGAGGTACAATGCCAAGGGTTGGTACAGATTTTTACTATGTGCCTGGTGCTGCACCGAACGCGAGAAGTCAAGCAGCGGCAGTTGCGTCACCTGTCTCATCACCTCAAATAGTCGGCAGCACTGGCGCAGGCGCTAGAGCAGCAAGGGCTGCGGATTCGGCAGCGGCGGCCAGAGTAACACCACCTATCAATCAACCTCCACGCAGAGTCTCACCACCTAAAGTTGATACGGATTCTTATTCTGTGCAAGATGGTAATATCAAACCAGATGCAAGACATCAAGCAAGAATAGCATCTCAGGCTATCCAGCGAGACACAGAGGCACAAAAACAAGCTGCCAGAGAAAAAGAATATGCCGCCTCAGTAGATAGTGCAGATGCTGAATTAGGCACTGCTATAAAAGCAAATGCACAAGCTGCCAGAGAAAAAGAATATGCTACTAGTTCAGATCAAGAAGATACTGATTTAGCTACTGCAATGAATAAAATGGCTGCCGATCTTGCAAAAACCGCGTCAACAGATGATCAATTAGCCGCTGCTGCGAATGTAGCAACAGGTGGTTATTCGGGTGGCAGAGGTCAACCTACTACAGTATCAACTCCTACTTCTTATACATTACGTCGCGGTGACACATTAAGTCAACTAGCATCAAAATTTGACACAACAACACAAGAACTGATGCGATTAAATCCAGACATAAAAGATCCAAATAAAATATATGCAGGGATGACATTAAATGTGTCGAAACCAACAGATGCTGCTACGGGACAAACAATAGCTCCAGATCAAAGTAGTGCGGAAACACAAAGACTTGATAGACAGCCAGTAAAAATTCGAACTGCTACGGGACAAACAATAGCTCCAGATCAAAGTAGTGCGGAAACACAAAGACTTGATAGACAGCCAGTAAAAATTCGAACTGCTACTGGACAAACAATAGCTCCAGATCAAAGTAGTGCGGAAACACAAAGACTTGATAGACAGCCAGTAAAAATTATGCCTGGCACAGTAGGAACTTCTTCTGGCCAACTTACAACGTTGGATGGTACACCATGGTTCACTGGATATCCACCAGAACAAGAAATACCTGTTAGCCCACCATCCATACGTCCCGGAGAAAAAAGAGCGGATCGTGCTGGAGGATCAGCAGACTTAGCGGGTGATATTGGACGCGGAGAATTTTCTGCTGCTGGTAAACCATCCGTCAGACCAGATAGAGTAGTCCCACCTAGCAGTGCTGGTTCAGCATCATCAACTCAAACAGGATCAGGATTAAGACTGCCGTCTCAATCAGGATCAGGATTAAGACTACCACCAGCTCAAACAGGTGCAGCAAAACCACCCGCTGCTGAACCAACGTCACCGCCTAAACCAGGAGCAGCAAAACCACCCGCTGCTGAACCAACGACACCAGTTAAACCAGGAGCAACAAAACCACCCGCTGCTGAACCAACGACACCAGTTAAACCAGGAACAACAAAACCACCCGCTGCTGAACCAACGACACCAGTTAAACCAGGAGCAACAACAGATGATCAAGCTAAATTAAGACAAAATTTGACACCCGGGCAACTAAAATATGCCGGTGATGCTGATTTAAGTAGACCAGCTACAGGCACAAATCGTGTTATCGAGAAAATGCCATTACCAGATTCAGATAGAATTGTAAAAGCATTCTCGACTGCGGAAGCTTCAAAAAATCCAAATTTGGCATATGGTGACGCCATAGATAAAAATGGTAACATTGTTAGTACTGTAAGAGCCAATAGAGGAATTAAAATTGGTCGAAGATTACTAACTGCTGAACAGTGGAGTGAAAAAGAGTTAGGTCAAGCTAAAAAGCTATCTAATATGACAATATCTGAAGTTCAGCAATTTCAAAAATACAGAGAAGCCAATCATAAGAATGCTAATGCTGTAGGTGCTTATCAATTTGTTGGTGACACTCTTGATAATCTTGTAAAGAAACTAGGTCTTGATCCAAAAACAACAATATTTAATCAAAAAACTCAAAATTTATTGCTTAGCGAACTTACAAAAGATAATGCTAACACTTTAAAAAGAAATGGTATTTTACCAGATATAGTAAATATTTACATGGCACATGCTGTTGGAGGTCGTGGTGCTGTAGGTATATATGACGATTTACGCAAAGATTCAAATAAAACGGTTATTGATTCAATAATGGACACGTGGGAACAAAATAATCCAAGAGATGCTGGCAATCCAAGAAAAGTGGCAATGCAGAGAAAAATTTTATTAGCTGGTAATCCTCACATGACCGATATGAGAATTGGTGAGTACTATGACTATCTTAAAAACGCCACTGAAGGTAAAACAAGAAATTCAGCATATACACAAAGATCAAACGCCGCACAGCAAAGTCTCGGATTACGTGACGAATCAGGTCGACCAAATGAACAAGAGATTAGGAAATATCAAAAAAGTAATGGCCTAAGACAGACTGGCGAAATTAATTGGCAAACAATTCATCATGTTAATAAAAATGTAGCAAGACAACCCGTAAGAGAAAATTTTGAATTTAGTCCTGAACAAGAAAAATGGCTAGGGAACGCAAATCGTCAAGATCCATACATAATAGCCAGAATGCCTGGACCTAAGCCACCAGCCGAATATTTTACAAACCCAGAAGATCAACGTGTTGCACAACAAATAGTTAGATCACAAGATTTAGCAAACAAATGGCAAGAATTTAGACAAGGTGGTTCACTGGCAAGCAAAGCAGTTAGTAGAATACCAGGTGTAAGTCAAGCAGCAAACGTTGTAGATATCGGAGCAAATCTAGCTAAAGGTGATTTGCCTGCCGCTGGTAGACAAGCGTTAGGCATGATACCTGCCGCTAGACCAATTAATTTAGCATTACAAGCAGGTGATGTCGCAAGTAATCTTCAACAAGGTAATTTAGCTGCCGGAGCAAAAGGTGCATTAGGTATTGCAGCAGGTACCGGAAGTGAAACAGCTGGTCGAGCACTTAAAGGATGGAATTTATTTAATAGACTACAAAAAACTACACAGTCATTAGCTGACAAGCAAAATCAACCAACAATGGAAAACACTTGCCCACATTGCGGTGGTTTATCAGTAGATGATGAAATGTTAGCTGAGAAGAAAGATGCTTGCTATCACAAGGTTAAAAGTAGATATAAAGTATGGCCCAGCGCATATGCCAGTGGTGCTTTAGTAAAATGTCGTAAAAAAGGCGCTAAAAACTGGGGTAAATCAAAAGCCAATGAAGATAGCAATCTATACTTCAATATATCAGGCACCGACAAGAAAACTTTAATATCCGAGTTTAAACTAAATCGCAATAATAAAGGATGGTATTTAAAAGAAGATTCACCATCATCTGTTAAACTAGATGCAATACGCGCATTTGGTATGCCTTTAAGCGAAGAAGAATTAAACCCAACGGCATATAGCGGCACTGCTGCAACAATAGGTGTAGATAATCCTAGAAGTCCAGTTGGTTCGGTTCCAAAAAGCCAAAGAATAAATAGTAAACAAAAGGGTAAAAAATAATGGACGAATTAGCAAAAGCACTGAAAATAGCATTCAGTACCGAATTTAGTTTTTATCTAAAATCTCATTACTACCATTGGAATGTAGAAGGTCCAAACTTCGCACAATATCATAAATTGTTCAGTAAAATATATGAAGAAGTTTATGGTAGTATTGATGCATTTGCTGAAAATATAAGAAAATTAGGCAGTTACACTCCTGGTAGCTATACAAGACTAAGTATGCTATCTCAGATAGAGGACGAACTGACCGTTCCTCCAGCACTTGATATGATCAATGATTTATTAGGTGATAGTGAAAAATGCATTAAAATTTTCAAAATGGTATATGATTTAGCCGAACGTGAAGGCGAACATGGATTAAGTAATTTTCTAGCAGAACGCATGGATTCACATAAAAAACACAGCTGGATGCTCAGCGCAACACTCAAATGAACAACAATACAACTTCTATACATGACACGTTAACATTTATAAATAATGATGAAGTCGTCACAAAAGAACTTGTGTTAGAACAAATAGAATTTACCGACAATTTAGATAGCGCAAATATAAATTATTTAACATATCTGATAGTCGGTTAACAGTCTTGGCCTTAGGACCGAGTAGGTCGCCTCATACCTCAATACGCAATGAATTCGCTACTCATTCTATTCAAAATGGGGCATTTTCAAAAAATTTGATTTCCATATTCAAGCTGTATTATAATACACAAACCACAACTTATAGGAGTTTTCATCACATGAGTGATTACAATCGTACATTTAACCACGAGGCAAAAATTAAACTAAGTCAAGTGATCAACGAGGGAATTAAAGTTCTTCAAGAAATAGAAGACTTAAATGCTGGTCTGTCTGACACAGTTAAAGCAATCGCCGAAGAACTTGAAATTAAGCCATCTGTTCTAAAAAAAGCTATCAAGATTGCTAACAAGAGTAAGCTAGGCGAAGTCAACCGTGACATGGAAGAATTGAACACAATTCTAGAAACGGTCGGTCGTACTCTATGAGTTATATTGACGCTGTCCTTAACAAAGACCGCGATATAATTCACGTAGTTGAACGTGACGAAAATGGTGTTCGACGCTATGTTGATTACCCAACAAATTACGTGTTGTACTATGAAGATGCAAAGGGCAAATACCGTAGCGTATTTGGTGATCCTCTAAGCAAATTCAGCACCAGAAAGCATAGTGAATTTCAAAAAGAAAAACGTATTTTATCAAATAAAAAATTGTTTGAAAGTGATGTGAACGTAGTTTTCAGATGTCTAGCGGATAACTATCTAGATCGTCCATCACCAAAACTACATACTGCGTTTTTCGACATTGAATCTGATATGCAACCATACGCATATCCTAATTCTCATATAGTAGAAATTCAAACAAAAAATTCAAAAATTAAGAAAAAAATAACTGTTCATGAGCTAAGTTATTTGCCTAACAAAGATGACTACTTAGTTTATAGTCAAGAAAATGATTCATGGATTAGTATCTATGGTTGTGAATATCTAAAGTTAGGACCAGGTTTTGCTCCTACTACCGATCCGTTCAATAAAGTCACAGCAATAACACTGTATCTGGATTGGCTAGAACAACTGATTACACTATGTATACCACCAGCACATATCTCTATAGATCAGGCAACTGAACTAGTAAAAGACATTGATAATGTATTCATTTTTGACAACGAAGTTGATCTATTTGAAACATTTTTCTTACTAATTGAAGATGCTGATGTACTTACTGGCTGGAACAGTGAAATCTACGATATACCATATCTAGTAAATCGTGTCACTAAAGTAATGAGCAAAAATGATACCAGACGTTTTTGTCTGTTCGATCACTTGCCTATGCCAAAAACTATTAACAAGTTCGGCAAAATAGAAAATGTTTATGAACTAGTTGGCAGAGTTCACATGGACTATCTTGTATTGTACAAAAAATACAACTATGAACAACGTCATAGCTATAAGCTTGATTACATCGGTGAAATGGAGGTAGGCGAAAATAAAACACAATATGAAGGTACACTCGATCAATTGTATAATCGTGATTGGCGAAAATTTATAGTTTATAACCGCCAGGACACATTACTAGTATTTAAAATTCATAATAAGCTAAAGTTCTTGGACTTAGCTAATCAACTCGCACATGAAAACACTGTACCACTAAAAAAGGTTATGGGCAGTGTTGCCATGATTGAGCAAGCTGTTGTTAATGAAGCTCATCAAAGAAATTTGATTGTTCAAAATAAACCAATTGACTATAAGGACGATGAATATGATGACGAGAATGAAGAGGAAGATATCACAGCCGCCGGTGCCTATGTTGCTACGCCCAAAAGAGGCATGCACGAATGGATCGCGGCGTGTGATATTAACAGTCTATACCCATCAGTTATCCGCGCTCTTAACATGGCCCCAGAAACAATTATCGGACAACTTAGACAAGACTTAACAGAAAAATATATCGAGGATAAAAAAACAAAGTTAGCGCGAGAAAAGAAAAACAAAACTGCCAAAGATATCACCGGCCCAATCTTATGGGAAGGGCTATTCGGTTCATTAGAGTACACAGCAGTAATGAATCAAGAACGCGATACCATGATAACCATAGACTGGGAGCGTGGTGGTAGTGATACGTATAGTGCCGCTGAAATATGGAAAATGATCTACGATAGTAATCAACAATGGGTATTGTCAGCAAATGGTACTATTTTTACATACGCACAGGAAGGTGTAATTCCTGGATTGTTGTCTAGATGGTATCAAGAACGTAAACAGATTCAAGCAAAGTTAAAGAAAGCTACTACTAAAGAAGAACAAGAATTCTTAGATAAACGCCAATTAGTTAGAAAAATTTTGCTTAATTCGGCGTACGGCGCTCTACTAAATCGTCATTGTAAATTCTACGATTTACGCATAGGCCAAAGTGTAACGTTATCCGGTAGACAAATTGTAAAACACATGGGATCAAAATTAAACGAGTTGGTAACAGGTGAATACAGTATTACTGGAGATGCTGTAATATACGGAGATACAGATTCCATTTACTACACCATATGGCCAATCATCAAAGAAAGTGTATTATCAAATTCCACAGAGTGGACAAAAGAAAAGGCAATCGAAATTTATGATGAATTGGCAAACGATACTAATAAAAGTTTTCCCGCATTCATGAACACAGCATTTCATTGTCCACAACGTAATGGCGAAATCATAAAAGCAGGTAGAGAACTGGTAGGTGATCGTGCTTTGTTTATTACGAAAAAACGTTATGCGGTAAACATCTATGACAAAGAAGGTAAACGTCTTGATGTAAATGGTAAACGTGGGAAAATCAAAGCTATGGGTTTGGATCTAAAACGTAGTGATACACCTAAATTCGTTCAAGAGTTTCTAATGGAAGTTCTAGAGGAAGTATTAGCTGGTAAAAATAAAGAATTCATCGTTGAAAAGATAAAAGAATTCAAAAAGAAATTATCAGACATGAACAGTTGGATGAAAGGCAGTCCAAAGTCCGTAAACAATTTAACGCTATATGCTGACAAAGCCAAGGCAAATTCTAAAAAGATGAACAAAGATTTGTTCGTTTCTGATGACAGTGATGGTGACACCAATATGCCAGGTCATGTCCGTGCTAGCTTAAATTGGAATTATTTGCGATCTATAAATAATGATAACTACAGTATGCAAATCGTGGACGGAATGCGAGTAGTTATTTGTAAACTCAAATCAAATCCATATGGTTTTACAAGTATTGCTTATCCAACAGATGAACTAAGATTGCCTCAATGGTTTTTATCTTTGCCATTTGATGATAAAAGCATGGAAACAACTCTAGTAGATGAAAAAATTGACAACTTATTATCGGTCCTGGACTGGAATTTACGAGAGTTAACCTCAGTTGATGAAGCTATAAGTGACCTATTTGTTTTTGAATAATTTTGTAAAAATCATTCTTGACAATTCAGAACTCACAGCTTAAACTATCAATAATAAAAACAGGAATATCAATGAAAGACATATTAAACGACATAATTCATCATACTTTACCTTTGGGTGGTATTGAACTAATTAAAATTGTTGGTACGGCAAACGAAACATCGTTGTCAGCCGTCACAGAAAACAAAACTGTTATCCTAAATGCAAAGTTCAAAACTCCTATACCACAGTTCAGCGGTGTGTTTGGCATGCCCTCACTTGAAAAATTACGCACTATCCTAAGTTTTGACGACGAATATGACGGTGATGCAAAAATATCAGTTGTCTCTGAGAAGAAAGACGGTGAAGATCATCCTAGCGTGATTCACTTCGAAAACAAGTCTGGTGATTTCGTTAACGACTATCGTCTTATGGGTAAAACTCTAGTAGAACAGAAAATCAAAAATGTAATTTTCAAGGGCGCTGCCTGGAACTTGAACTTTAAGCCAACTATCCCAGGTATTACCAGACTGAAAAAGCAGTCCAGTGTTCATAATGACGAACCTAACTTTAATGGCTTCTATGAAAATAATGCATTAGTGATGTCGTTTGGTAATGTTTCCACTCATGCAGGTAAATTTATTTTCCAAACAGGTGTTAGTGGTTCACTGACTAAGTCCTTTCACTGGCCAGTAAAACAGTTCTTGTCTATTATGGATCTAGTTGGTGATAAACATATCTACATCAGTGATCAGGGCGTTATGCGTGTAACACTAGATAGTGGCATAGCAGAATACGAATATCTACTACCAGTTCAAAAACAATAATATGGACTCTACCAATACTGATATCGAAGATATCATTGAATGGCCGCCAGAATTTTATGATAAACACTGGCAAAACATGCCATCGTACAATCAACCAGATAATGGTGCATATAGACAGTTAATCATTAATTTCGAAGATGAAGCGGCAGTAAAAGCTTTTTCAGAATTAGTTGGTCAAACTCTAACAAAGAAAACTAAAAGCATCTGGTTTCCAAAACGTGAACAAAACAACGTAAGTGATTTGTTCTGGATTGAAGAATGAGTAATCCACAATTTCCAATCTACATAGTTAGTAAAGGTCGTGCAGACAGTAGACTAACTAGTAAGGCTCTTACTCTAATGAAAGTGCCGCACTACATGGTAGTAGAGTCACAAGAATATGACATTTATGTTGAAGCTTGTAAGGGATCTACTGCTACTGTAATCATACTTGATCTAGACTATAAAAAGCAGTATGACTGTTTTGACAATCTAGGACTAACAAAATCTACTGGTCCTGGACCCGCAAGAAACTTTGCATGGGATCATAGTATTTCCAATGGGTTTACGTGGCATTGGGTGATGGATGATAACATTGCAGAATTTCTTCGTTTAACTGATAATAAAAAAATCAGATTTGGCGATGGTACCTGTTTTAGAATCATGGAAGATTTTGTTCTACGATACAAGAATATAGGTATGGCAGGTCCTCAATACAGAGCATTTGCTCCACAAAACTCAAAAATACCTCCATTTGTAGCTAATACACGCATCTATAGTTGTAATCTTATTCGAAATGATGTGCCATTCAGATGGCGTGGCAGATACAATGAAGACACTGACTTAAGTTTACGTATGCTTAAAGCTGGATGGGCTACAGTGCAATTCAATGCATTTTTACAAGATAAACTACGTACACAAGTACTAGGAGGTGGTAATACCGCAGAATTCTATGCACGTGAAGGTACTGCTGCTAAAAGTCAAATGCAAGTAGATATGCATCCTGATGTTAGTAGATTGACATGGAAATTCGGCAGAATACATCACGAAGTAAATTACAATCCATTTAAAGACATACCATTAATATTCAAAGATGACTATGTATCTACGAAGTCAGTAAATGAATACGGTCTTAAATTGAAATCAGGCTGGCAAGAAATAAAAGGTCAGCAATGAGATTGTTTCCAATTACAATTGACGTTAAAGAAATCACTGAGGAAATGCTAAAATGGGCAGAAGTTCAAAATGCTAAGATTGAGCATAAAAGATACATTACATTTCCAAATAGTAAACAATCTACTAGCACAAGATTGCATTTTAACTACACCGAAAAATCAACGGCACTATTATTCTTAATGATTTTTAATCAGCATGTTATAAGTCATAATATGAAAGAACTTGAAGGAGTGAAGGAACTATATGCTACAACGTGAACAAACGCTTATCGAACAGCGCCAAAGAATTATTAAACAATCAGATAAAAAATTCTGGATAAAGTTTAATAGAACCATTAATAACGAAACAGTAAAATTCAAAGTATGGGTTGATTGTAATTTATCAAATAATAAAGTCATTGATATTAATGATGTATTCAATTCAATTTCAAATTTATCTCCGAGCACCTCGGAAGAATTAAATAATAATTATCATCTCATAGTTGATGATTTATACGAGCAGTTGGCTTCTGCTTATCCAGATACATCTATATGGATAGAAATAGCTAACGGCAATTTCGGCTTACTTGCAAAATACGAAACGCACCGGCCAAGTACATTACTAAAAATTTAAAGGATAAAAACTTATGTCAATGCCAAAATATATTGAACGTCATCTAACAATGAAACCAGAAGTATCTAAAATCTTTGATGATTTGGATGCTTATAGGAATTATTGCAGGGAAAACATGCTCAAGTTTGATGAACGTGACTTGTATAAGTCAGATCAATATAAAAAATTTGAAAAGCAACGTATCTTAGGATAATAATGTATAATTTTCTCAATAAACTATTCAATAGAAATTCTAGAGCTAATCTGATTAAACAATCTCGACCGTTTAACGACGAGGTGGAAGTTGGGGAACCAAGAACTTTTTCAAGACATCCATTAACTATAACAATTCATTATGCTCACGGTGGTATAATTCTTCATAGTAGACAGTACGACAAAAAACTACAAGAATACGACAATATGAATTATGTAGTTCATGATGATGAAGAGATTTCAAAGACCATCGAAAAAATAATATTCATGAATAGCCTTAAACAATGAACAAGACAACAGAAATTCTTCAAATCACACAGGAAGAATGTGCCGAAGTTATACAATCTATAGCCAAGTGCTTTAGATTTGGCGTAGATAATCACTATCCACTGTCCGATAAAAATAACAGAGAACATCTTACCGAAGAGATAGGTGATTTACTTTGTATGATTGATTTGATTAAGGAACATAATATTGTTGATTCCGTTAAAGTTGAAGAATACAAAAATCAAAAGCGAATCAAACTTTCAAAATGGTCTAATATTATGGAAGTTATCTAATTATGTTCGACAATATAATTTATCTAGGAATTCCAATTACAATACTAGGCATTGCATATTTACTTAGTTCAGCCAAGCTTCACAAAGCTTTAGTAAAAATATCTTCTAGAATAAATAAAAGACATCAATGAACTTTGAATATGCTCGATCCAATAGCACTAGACTATATAGACTACCTTACTCCATATTTGAAATATGTAAAAAACTGGCAACTACATTTTTGTATAGTACCAAGGAAATGTGCGTTGACAGAAAAAATTATGTGGTTTAAAACCTGCTATAGAGGCACAAGAGTTATTGGCACACGGAATGAATCACTCAAAGAGCATTGGTACATTGATAAAAATGAATTTATTGTCTGGTCACTAAAAACTTAAAATTATGATTGATATTTTTAAAAAACTGTTTAATGAAAATAAACCTACCGAAGCTAAAGAAATTTCAGTAGAATCTGCGCCACCACCAGCGCCAGTTGTATCCACACAGCCATCAGCACCACCAGTACCGAAAAAGTCAGTTCAAAGAAAAAAACGAACAGTTGCTCGCCCAAAGGTAGAAAAAACTCCCAAAGAATACGCAACGGAAAAACGTGAACCATATGTTAGTGTTATAAAAGTTGATCTAGACCCAGAAAACATAGGTGCAGGTTCTTTTGAACTGGATTGGAATGAGTATTTCATAGCAAAACTAATCAAATCAGGATACAAAGGCACTGATGACTCACAAATTGTCGATCAATGGTTTCAAGATGTGTGCAGAAATGTAGTAATGGAGACATTTGAACAGTATGAAGCCAATAATCCTAGGCCAGTAAGTGGCGTTCAAAAAAGAGACATAGGCAGCGGTAGAACAGAAATTTCTTGACGAAAAAATAATAGTTATGCTACAATATAGTATTAACTACTCATATCAAATGTCATGACCAAATATCTTCTCGTTGATACCGCTAATACTTTTTTTCGTGCTAGGCATACTGCTTCTAGACAAAGTGATACCTGGGACAAATTAGGTTTCGCTATCCATGTAACACTGGCAAGTGTTAATAAAGCCTACCGTGATTTTGGTGCTAAACATGTAGTCTTTTGTTTAGAAGGTCGTAGTTGGCGCAAAGATTTCTATGAGCCGTACAAGAAAAATCGTGCAGTAGCTAAGGCAGCACTATCTGAAAAAGAACTAGAAGAAGATAAGCTTTTTTGGGAAACTTTTGAGAATCTTAAAAATTTCCTCATCGAAAAGACGAACTGCACTGTATTGCGCCATGATCATCTAGAAGCTGATGATCTAATAAGTGGATGGATTCAACATCATCCATCAGACGATCATATCATTGTCAGTAGTGATACTGATTTTCATCAATTGCTTGCTTCGAACGTTTCTCAATACAATGGTATTACCGAAGAACTACATACAATCAATGGCATCTTTGACAAGAAAAACAAATTAGTCATTGATAAGAAAACAAAACAACCAAAAACTATTCCAGATCCAGAATGGATTCTGTTTGAAAAGTGCATTCGCGGCGATAGTTCCGACAATGTTTTTAGTGCTTATCCAGGTGTGCGAGTTAAAGGTTCAAAAAACAAAGTAGGACTAACTGAAGCATTCGAAGATCGAAAAACAAAAGGTTTCAATTGGAACAATTTGATGTTACAGCGTTGGACTGATCACAATATGATAGAACATCGTGTAATGGACGATTATGAACGCAATCGAACGCTTATTGATCTAAAAGCACAACCATCACACGTTAAAGATTGGATTCATCAAACTATTGTTGAAGGCACTGAGCCAAAAGAAAAATCTATGATTGGCATTCAATTCTTGAAGTTCTGCGGCAAGTATGAACTTAATCGTCTGAGCGAAATGTCAAATAATATTGCTGACATTTTCTCAAACTCTTACCCAACATAACAATATGAATAAAGTAAAAGATATAGTAGCTAAATCAATACTGTCTGATAAGTACTGGATTCTAGAATCAAACGGTAAAAAAATAGGCACAATTCAGGCCATAGATGATGGCGGGTTTACGTTGGTTAAAGATGAACAACGTAAAAAATATGCAACTATTAATGCATTAGGTGCTGAAAATAATATCTTATTTGATAAGAAGAAATACCATAAAAAATCTGTAACAGTTAATTTAATTGGAGATTATCCAATTTCTGGCAATGCTTACAATGTAATATGGAATATTAGAAAAAAATTCGCGGCATATACGAAAACTAAAAAAAGTAAGTGTCATTATTGTGCTGGATATTTCATTGTTAAATTTCAAAATGAGTGGCAAATAATGTTTTGTCCAAAACTAATTATGGTAAATAGATATCAAATCAGTGGTCCTTATAAATCAAAAGCAGAAGCAGAAAATGCATTGAAAAATGGATCCTACTAATCTAACCTTACACATTAAAAAGTTTAACGATAAGCTTAAAATAATGAATCAGTCAGGGTCAAAAGACTTGACCCTATCAGCACAAGAAGCAAGAGGGCTACATGCTGATATATTCGAACTGTTAGCACACATAGCCAGATTATCTAACAAGCCACAATTCACTGACGATACAAACAAAGTGATTCAAGTATCAATGTCAGGTGGAAGTTTTAAGTAAAAAGATTTTTCATCTAAATTTGATAAATAATAATAGTATATTATTGAATTTATCAATTTAGAGGTGAAAAAATGAGTCGGCCAAAGCCTAATGTATTAACAGAATATGTAAACAAAAGTAATTATAAGACAGAGCAAATCTTAAGTAGTGAAGGCATCTGGGCTGTTTTCTATAATGGTCAACCTTTCAATCTTAAATCTAGTAACATGCTCGTTAATTATCCAGGACCAAAATATAAAAAAGTTGCCTTTTCTAACAAAGGACACGCCATTAATTTGGCAAAAAAGTTAAATACTTTATTCAAAACTAATAAGTTTGAAGTAATATTATTAAAACAAGGTGAAAAAATATACCCAAACTCAGTTGAATAAGATATTTGCTATTCAATCTAACAAACCTCTTATTAAGTTCAAAAATGTTATTTGGTTCAATAGTACCAATGATACTAGTTTAAGACTTACCCTGGCGGGATATAATTTTTTAGTCAAAGAATGTAATTTGAAATCTTATTCTTTCAAGTTAAACACACCTTTTACAAATAAAATGTTGTTGCAACTAGAGAGATATTATCCAACATTTTATTTTTTAATTCCCTCTAATCACATTTTTATAACGTTTGAGGACGAATTCACCACCTTGCTCATACTACAAGATGGTGATTTAAAAACACTGCTTTCTAATCTTGAAAATACAAATTAATCTTTGTTTTCCTTACAATTATTTTTGCTATTGTCTTTACCGCCGGACAATATAAATCCAGATAGTGTTCCAGTTAAAAACGTAGCGATAGGAATAATCAATTCAAAAAACTTTGCATCTACGGGACTTATGGCATCTAGTGGTTGAATCACAAATATTATACTGTACAACACCACAAACACGATACCCATCAACGTCAATGCTAAACAAGTAACAATAACGGCTTTTACTCTAGCATTAAGCTCTTCAATTGTTAATCTCACACTATTTTTCTTATCTTTATCAATTACGGTAATATCTTCGGACATGTTCTAGTTTCCTTGCAAATTTCTGGCTTACATTCATGTAAGTGTCTTTTCTCTGGATCTTGACAAGGATATCTATATCCTTCTTGACATCCAACGAGAATCACAACACTTAGTATTGATAAAATATATTTAGTGGCATAATTTATCATTTAAAAACTCCTAAAATTATTAGCTATTTGTTTGCATTCCAACATCATATACTATGATGCTTATCCAGGCTAAAATTAAAATGCAAATAACTATAACTATGGTTGCTAGGCCATAATTTATTACAGCATCAAAAAATGCTTTACGTCTTCTCATTTGTTCGTAAATCATTTTCTCTCTTTTTTCTTTAATACTTCTACGTATTTGTACAAATTCTCTGTATCCTTCCTGGCCTAAATGTTGTAAATTTCCATATAAGAACATTTGATAAATTTCTTTTTCCATCGAGTGAATTTTTTGCTTTGCTATAAATGTATCAAAGGCTTCAGATGTTTCACTTTTAGAAAACCCTATTTTCTCAAACAGTCCTGGTCTTTTATTTTCCTGTTGCCTTATACATTCTTGTAAATCACTTGCTGCGTCTGCCCACTGACTTAGTTGTGAATATACATCTTGAACTTCTCTGCCTATCTCCACGGCTCTTTTTACTCCATTAAACGCAGTAGTTACCATCGCAAGTGCTGATACTGGATCAATCATATTTTTCCTTTTTTGGAGAATTTTTGAAATTCAATGTACCAGTATGTAAACTTCCTCCTTGCATTTATTTACATAATTTTTGATTTTTTTAAAGTGCTGACTTTGACAAAAAATCGGCAATGCTATAGAATAGCACCATCTTAACTCTGAAAATCTTTATGAACAGTCTTCCCATCAAAATCGGCAATGTCATCAATAGCATTGACCCAGAATTTAGGATTCCGATCATGAATGCACTATCGTGCAGTGACGGTACCTATCTAAGCTTTCATAGCGAACTAATTTCCCAACAATGGGACTATCCAGAACTACCGATTGAAAAAATCATTGACGATATTTGCTGGGATGTTGCATAAAAACAACAGACAGAAAATACGGTTAGCTATACAATATCTTCATTACCTCAATTTTACAGGAGCATTTAAATGGCAAAAGAAACTATCACCGAAAATCGTACCGTTACCGCAGTTACTGCCCGTCGCGCCATTATGGCGTGCTTTAAGCACCAACGTCCAGTATTTCTATGGGGTCCCCCAGGTATTGGCAAGAGTGAGATTGTTGCCAACATTGCTCAAGAACTGAATGGCGCATTCATTGATTTGCGTCTGGCTCAAATGGAGCCTACCGATCTTCGCGGCATTCCATTTTTCAACAAAGATAATGGCAAGATGGACTGGGCTCCTCCTATCGATCTGCCGGATGAAGAATTTGCTAGTAAGTACCCAGTGGTAGTTCTTTTCCTTGATGAAATGAACTCCGCCGCACCTAGCATTCAAGCTAGTGCATATCAACTAATTCTTAATCGTGGCGTCGGCAAATATAAGCTGCCAGAGAATGTGGTAATGGTTGCAGCGGGTAATCGTGAAAGCGATAAGGGCGTTACCTACCGTATGCCTGCTCCACTTGCCAATCGATTTATTCACCTGGAAATGCGGGTCGATCACGGTAGTTGGGAATTGTGGGCTACTCAAAATCGAATCCACAAGGACGTGGTAGGCTATGTTGGCTTTGCAAAGCAAGACCTACACGATTTTGATCCACGTAGTTCTAGCCGTAGTTTCGCTACACCTCGTAGCTGGTCGTTCGTATCTTCACTACTATATGATGACACCATCAGTGATACCGATCTTACCGATCTGATTTCGGGCGCCGTAGGCGAAGGTGTTGCGGTTAAGTTTATGGCTCATCGCAAGATTTCTGGTCTTCTGCCAACACCTGAACATGTCCTATCAGGTAAAATTACCACACTGAACACCAAAGAAATCAGTGCCATGTACTCACTGACTATTTCTTTGTGCTATACTCTACAGGATGAGCTAAAGAAACTTAACGGTAAGCCAAACGAAGAATGGTTCAAAATGTGCGATTACTTCTTCCGTTTTGCGATGGACAATTTCACAACCGAACTTTCAGTGATGGGAGCCCGAGTAGCACTAACTACCTACGCACTACCAATTATTCCGAATAAGTTGAAGAACTTTGATGAATTCTTCAAGCGTTTTGGTAAGTACATCACTAACGCAAACAATAAATAAGGTCTATATATGGCAACTACTTCTTCAGAAAAACGTATCGGTGGCAGACTGTCAGAGCGGGTAGACCCTGCCGCAGACACCGCCGCGCGTGAAAAACTAATTACCGCAAGAATTGCGCTACTTCTGACCGCGCCGTTTTTCGGAAATCTAGCAACCAGGCTCAAGTTGGTAAATGCCGATGATTGGCTGACTACTGCCGCGACTGACGGACGTAGTTTTTACTACAATACCGAATTTGTCAACGGTCTGACGGCTGGAGAATTGCAATTCCTGTTTGGCCATGAAGTGCTGCACAATGTATATGATCATATCGGCCGAACTGGTGATTTTCGTGATCGGCGTCTATTTAATTGTGCTGCTGATTTTTGTGTAAATGCTGATCTTATCGATCAAAAGATTGGCACTCAAATTAATCCGTGCCTATACGATAAAAAGTATAATGGCTGGAGTGCCGAAGAGGTATACGATGATCTATACAAAAACGCCGAAAAAATTGATCTAGAAGGTCTTATCTCGAAAATGCTCGATGAGCATATGGAAGATGATAGCAACGGATCTGGAGATAACGATCAAGACGGAGACGAAAAAGGTTCTTCTGGAAAGAAGAAACTGTCTCTATCTGAGGAAGAAAAGAAACAACTTCGTGATGAAATTCGCCAATCGGTACTACAAGCAGCACAAAGTGCAGGTAGTGGTAATGTTCCAATGGGAGTAAAACGGCTAATCAACGAATTGACCAAGCCAGTGGTTAATTGGCGCGAATTGCTACAACAACAAATCCAATCAACTATTAAGGACGATTTTAGCTGGCTTAAGCCTAATCGTCGTGGCTGGCATATGGACGCCGTGATGCCTGGTATGAAGCCAGGCACTCAAATTGACGTATGTATTGCTATCGATACTTCAGGTAGTATTGGTGAAGATGATATTAAGGCTTTTCTGAGTGAGATTCGTGGTATCATGGAATCCTACGATGAATATAACATTCAAGTATGGAGTTTTGACACCGATATTTACAATCATCAGACCTTTTCATCAGATAATATGGAAAGTATTGAAACTTATCAGCCAGCTGGTGGTGGCGGTACAGATTTCACGGTAAACTGGAAATACATGAAAGAAAACAACATTGAACCCAAGAAGTTCATCATGTTCACGGACGGTATGCCATTTGCTTCATGGGGTGATCCAGACTATTGCGACACTGTATTTATCATCAAGGGTAATCAAAATGCAGAGCCACCATTTGGCGTATGGGCTATCTATGAACGGGAAAAAGAAGCAGCCTAAATGTTAAAGTATGGCATTATTAATCCACTAAATGTGCATGGACAGAGAAAATTAGATTTCTGTCCACCACATTTTGAGCGAATTTATTTTGATATAAAAACAGATCAAAAAAATATAATTTTGTGGATTCTAGAAAATCTGGAAGGTAGATTTTTTATTGGCGAAGTTACTGACGACAAACACTTTAGAAAATGTGTTGCATTTGAAAATCATTCTGAAAAAATGATTTTTGCACTTCAACTTGACGTTATTAATACGTGGAAATAAAAATATTTCATTCTTTTACGTCGAGCTTAAATATATAAAAGGAATACATTATGTCTGATACTGATACAAAAAATACAAATGAGGTGCAAATTCCTGCTTCAGAAATGTTAACACTACTTAGTAGCATTCAACTTGCTAGTACTAGGGGCGCCTTTCGTCCTGAAGAGTTTGTGAACATTGGTTCAGCATATGAAAAATTGTTTTCATTTCTAACAGATATTGGTGTCTTAAAAAGAGCCACTGATCAAAACTAATTTTAAGGAAAAATAGATGTCCAATGTTATAAAACATGTAGGTAAACATAGCAGTAAAAGGGTTATTGTTTTATTTAAAACTGTTCCCGGCGAAGAACATATGTGCTTAGTAGTATATCCAGAAACTTTGCCAAAGCATATTCATGATGATATTATGAAAGCCTTGGAAAGTGATGCTGGGCAACAAGCAAAAGAATTTAGTGATTATCTTTTTAGATATACACTAAGTGATGGCAATAATGCTCTAGCTACCCTGCATAAAGAAGGCATGATTAAAAAAGTTCCAACCAATCAAGTAATAATTACTCCTAATGCCAAGAGTACTGTTCGATTAGATGAACTTAATAACATCCTAATAAAGTTAGAGCAGGGCGAAGCTGCGGTAAAAGAACTAGCAGAATTAGACGCTAATGCTGGATTGGTCGGCAAAAAACGTGTTAGAGAACAAAAAGACTTGGGTGAAGTAAGGGTTCCGTCAGTAAGTAGAAGTCAGCCTGCACAAGTAAATACTAATATTGCACTAAACGAAGTACTAAGTGATGCTGATTTGGCAAAACAACGTCTTGAACAAGCTAGAAAAATGCAATCTGATGCGAAGGCATTGCTTGCAGAGGCAGAAAGGCTTCAAAATGAAGCAGCACAATTAGACGGATCCACTACAGTAAATGCCAGCAAACCAAAAAAGACCAAAGTCAAAGAAACTTAATACAAGTATAAGAAAACGCTGGCAAGAAATACTTAAGGATGTCGAGAAGAAAGAAGTTCCTATTCATGTTTTAGATAAATTGATCATCAATTTACATGATGGAACTTCTATAATTATTGAAATAAAAAATCTCATCGATGAAGGTATAGATCCAGAAGTTATAGAGGATCAAATTTCAGAACATCTAGAAAATCTAGCAGATAATGTCTTTAACGTAGATTTTTTTGTAGACGTAAAACTTGTAGAAAAAACTGTTCAACCAGAAACTGATAAACTTTTATCTAAATTATGATTAAATCTATTTTCGCCGTAGATTACTGGGGTAATCTGGGCCATAAAGGATCATTGCCATGGCCTCATCTTAAAGAAGATATGAAATATTTTAAAGAGATGACGACCGGCCACGTAGTAGTAATGGGTAGAAAAACATGGGATGATCCTAAATTTCCTAAGCCACTGCCAGACAGAATCAACTACGTTATAACTAATAAGCCACTTACGGGTTATGATGATGTAAAAACTATCAGTGGTGATTTGACCAAAGAAATAAAAAAATTAGAGTTGATATATCCATCTAAAATTATTTGGATTATAGGTGGTGCAAAAATTCTTGAGTCAACTAAAAATTTGGTAGATGAAGCACATGTCACACACATAAAAGGTCAGTATTTTGCTGATACGAAAGTAGATTTAAAAAACTATCTTCGTTGGTTTAGGGCATTCAGTGCTTGTCCTAGTAAGGACGGCCGCTGTAATTGGACTTCTTATAAAAACATTGACATTTTTAGAGCCTAATCTATGCAACAATATCACGATGCACTATCCTATGTGCTAAATCATGGCACAAAAGCAATTGACAGGACAGGCGTAGGCACTATACGAACATTTGGTCAACAATTGACTTTTGATCTTTCTGAAGGATTTCCTGCGGTAACTACCAAAAAGTTAGCATGGAAATCTGTAGTAAGTGAATTGCTATGGTTTATTGAAGGCAGCAACGATGACAATAGACTAAAAGAAATATTGTATGGTGATCGTAATAGTACAAAAAATACTATATGGACTGCTAATGCGAATGCTCCTTATTGGAAGAGTAAAAGTAAGCATAGTGGCGATCTTGGCAGAATCTATGGTGTACAGTGGAGACACTGGCTTAAGTATATTCCAAGGCAGCTAGGTACATTCAGAGATGATTTTGGCAACGTATACCGTCGTACTAATACTACTCAAGTAGTAGAAATAGATCAATTAAAACAACTAATTTTCAACTTAAAAAATGATCCATTCAGTAGACGACATATTTTAACAGCATGGAATGTAGGCGAATTAGATCAAATGGCATTGCCACCATGTCATTGCTTTGCACAGTTTTTTGTAGAACAAGATGGTGATGATTACAAACTTAGTTGCCAAATGTATCAACGTAGCTGTGATCTATTTTTAGGTGTTCCATTCAATATTGCTAGCTATAGTCTGCTTACACATATGATTGCACAAGTATGTGATATGAAAGTTGGCAAATTTATTCATGTTTTAGGTGATTCACATATCTATCTAAATCATATTGAACAAGTAAAAGAACAACTAAGTAGAGAACACTATAAACTGCCAACATTAAAGTTGAATCCTAGTATCAAAAATATTGATGGATTTAAAATGTCAGATATAGAGTTAGTTGACTATGTAAGTCATCCAGCAATTAACGCTGTAATGGCAGTTTAAACTTTAGTGACTTTAATATTACAACGTTTTAAGAAGTTTAAACCATCTAAGGATCTATATTCTGTACTGTAGAAAACTTCTTTAATACCTGATCCAAAAATACTTTTGGCACATTCTAAGCAAGGCGCATGTGTGATAAACATATATGCGCCTTCTCCGCTTTCGTGGCTACGTCCTAATTTATCTAATGCATTACGTTCTGCATGCATAACTTCCGGCTTTGTCTTTAGTTTGTATCGCTTACCAGCATCGTCGGTATATGGGAACGCAGCATCAAATTGATCCGAATATTTCTCGTAGTCACCTAGAAGTTCATCTGGATAAATTCTATCCTCACATGTATTGTCCCACCCAACGGGTGTGCCATTATATCCTATAGAAATTATTCTATTGTCTTTGACTACAATCGCACCTACTTTAAGTCTTATCGCAGTGCTGCAATCGGCAAATGTTTTTGCAGTCTGCATATATGCTTGTAACAGTTTTTCTTTCATACAAAATTATATCCTAAACTTTTACTATACTCTTCTAACCATTGCCAACTGAAACTTAACTTCAATTTGGCTAAATCGCCAGACACATCTGAGTAGTATTTTAGCGCATCTTTTGCTCCAAGTAAAGAATATTCTGCGTTTTCACCATTTGCGATAGTGGTCCAAATTTGCAATCTTTCATTTGATTCGTAATCGCCATGATCTGCGCTATACTTTAATTTTAGTACTTCTCTAAAAGCAGTTCGCCATGTTATCAATGATGTAACATTAAAACGTGCAATACCAGCACTAATAGGAACTATATCATGTGCTCCGCTCATTGTAAAATCTAATCCGTAGTCTATAGTATTTTTTACAATTTCACAGTTGTAAGCAACCGGTGCCATATGACCATAACATAATCCGTTAACTGGATTATCCGAATAAAAAATATAATGTTTAGGCGACACTAATCTATTTGGTTGCCAAGAAAAATCAAAATTTTTGTACACTTCAATTTTAGCAGGAAACACTAATACCCACTGCGTATCACTTACTTCTGCACATTTACGTATTGCGTTTTCTCTACCTACTATTCCTCGAACCCACTTTATCTTTCTGTTTGCCGATTCACAAAGTAGTTTGTAATTTCTTTCTTCACAGTCTTCACCATTGCTGAGAAAAACTATATCAATATTTTTTATTTTAACATTTAAATCAGTTTGATATTTAACTTGATCAGATATTCCTTTATACTTAATGCAGGGCAGTTCTTCTACAGAATAAAGTTGGGAGCCAAACAATTGAACATATGGTTCATAGCTAGGTGGATGCCAACTAAAATCAAAAGTATCTAAATCTAGATCAGATTGAATAATTTCCCAATTATCCATATTTGGCAATGCGGTTGCTTTTGGGTGTTTATGATATTTTATTTCTGTTGCGCCACGCACTATATATCTTGGTCCACCATCTTTTTGCCACTGTGTGCCAAATTGATGTATATATGGCTTGTCTGTTGAATTTGGGCGCCAATTAAAATCCCAACTATCTTTATCAATTTCTACGGTTTCAGGTAATACCCATTTACCCGGTAAAATTCGTTGATCATTTGAAAACATAAGTATATTTATGGACACACTAAATCTAACAGATATAATTCATTGGTTTAATGCCATTCGCAATTTGCCAGAAAATCAAAGATATCGAGCATTAGAAGGCATGTGGGATACTCAACTGCATAGTAAAAAATGGATAGTTGATGAACTTAATGCTATTCTAAGTTCAGATTCACGAAATCATAACGTATATGTATTCGGTGGTTGGATTGGAATACTAAGCAGCATGTTATTTCAACGTAGTAAATTTACTATTAACAAAATCCGTAGCATTGACATTGATCCTTGGTGCGAATCAGTAGCTGACACTGTTTGTAAGCCTTATGAAATGGACGGCTGGCAATTTAAGGCCCGTACTTCTGATATGTGTGAATTTGAATATGAACACAACCTGAGCCCATCTATAGTTATTAATACAAGCAGTGAACATATTGATCAAAATACATATGATGTTTGGTATGATTCAATTCCTAAAAACGTATTAGTGGTTGTACAGAGTAACAATTTTTATGATTGCAGTGAACATATAAGATGCGTATCATCTATTCAAGAGTTCAAGACAAAAAATCACGTATCAAACGTTTTATATGAAGGTATGTTAGATTCTAAAAACTATACACGGTATATGTGTATTTGGGTTAAATAAATGAGATACGCAATAACGGGTCATACAAGTGGGATTGGAAAATTCATTTATGAACAACTAAATCTAAATATTGTTGGATTTAGCAAATCATCTGGGTATGATATTACACAATTTTCAGATAGAAAAAGAATTATAAATGAAGTAAAGGACTGTGATATTTTTATCAACAATGCTCACGACGGATTTGCTCAGACATATTTATTAATTGAATTATTCAAAGAATGGCACAATAAAAACAAAACTATAATCAACGTTGGTAGTCGTATCACAGAGATAGGTACATTAGAAGAAAATAATTTTCACTTGCTAAATTATCAAGCAGAGAAATTGGCGCTTAAAGTTGCGTCACAAACTTTAAATAGTTCTTACTGTAAGGTAAAATATAAATGGTTCGGATATGTTGGTACTGAAAAAATAATAAAAAAATATCCACACTTTAGCTCTTCGGACTACATAACAATTCCACAAGCTGCTTCCATTATACTAGAACGATAAATGCGAGAAAATGACTTATACTATGTGAATCATCGTAAACCCATAAATTATTCATGTCGCTTTAATCCTTATGTAATCCTTATAGTATTCTTTATAGTCTTGCTCTGATTTAATTTTTACGCCCGTTGTTAAGTTTTTGATAATTTCTGAATTAGCTTCTAACATTGGAGCTTTAGTAATCATCACATCAGTAACACAAAAACATTTTCTCTGAACGCAGATTTCACCCGCTGTTGGCAATTCATTTTTTTCATGATCGTCTATGTGAAACAGATGCCCTCCCTGGCCGCAATTACCCTTTTTAACATAACCGTCAAAACCTATATACAAACTTTCTAGTCCTATATTACACGCCCAACCTCTAAAATCATTTTGACCACTAGTAATTAAATAATTACCATTGGCGTTTTTATCTACTGAACCATCACTATAATGAAAACTAGAACCTATTTTTTCTTGCCTAAAAAGTGGCGCCTTTGTACTGTCTATTGCTATTTTTCGGTTGACGCCCATTTGATTTTTAAACAACCACTCAATATTTTCTGGAGTATAATCATCGCCTATATGTCTATTCGCTATTTCTGGTAGTATTCTAACTGGCTCTGTTCGTATTTCTGAAATTTTAGAACACTCTTCATAAAAATGTAATGATTTATCCCAGTATCTACTATCCATCATAACCCTGATTACCACGTGAGTATGTTTAGCGGATTCTAATGCCTTCTCGATTAGTTGAGGATCATGACTACCCGGGTGATAACTAAAACAAATATAACTTAGTTTAGGTGCCACTGACTTCCAGTAATCTATAGTTCTGACACCGTTAGTAGTAATACCTACAGTATGACCACTGTCATACAGCATATTAACTATTTCAGGAAAAAATGGACTTACGGTAGGTTCTCCACCACTAATACTACAGTGTATTTTTTCATAGTGCCCACTTAATCGTTGAATGAAATCTTTCGCACGTTCGATATTATAATTATGATTAGTTCCGTTATGTAGTATAGGCGGACAATAATCACAATGATTTGTGCAAATATTATTGATAACCCACGTTAGTCGTAGAATGTTATCATGTTGTCTGATCCTTATTACACGTTTATTCATGTGTGTTTCTTTAATAGTTCATAATATTCTGAATATAGTTTACTGAATTTATATGATCTGATACTATCTAACCCATCAATATAATCAAGTAAGGCACTATATTTATTGCTATCATCGTCAGCTAACATATATTCAAGTTGACTGGATATCCTAGTTCGCCACTTTTCATTAGATTGTAATTCTGGGAAAGAATTCCATCGCTCAACTATTGCCTGTTTTACCGGTGTCGGTAATACTCTAGTAGACATATACTGCGGCCAATGTGTTGTTCCAACAGAAAAAAGATCACCATTATTTCTACAGATTTTTTTCCAATTACGATTTAATATCTCACTAGCGAATTCAGGCAAAGTATAAATATTCATAGCATGAACGGTTGTTAAGATGTTGACTACAATAGTAGACGATGTTTCGTCAAGCCTGTCTAGATTTTTAACAATATCATTCCAGTCAGAAGGATATCTGATATAGTCATTTCGCTGACCCCAATCGTCTATACTCAGTAATAACTCCACTTGTTTGAATTGACTCCATAATTCAATAAACTTCTCACTCAACACAGTAGCATTAGTATGATATCTCAATTCAATATTTTTTGAGTGACCTGTTTCTACAAGTTTAGTAATAAATCGTTCGTGATTTTTAATCAACAAAGGTTCACCACCACCAAAGATGATGTGCCTTATATCACCCATAAACTCGTCAAGAGCCTGTTGTGTTTCTAAACGTTCGAACCAATCAAAACAATCAGTGTTAGTTATACTGATTGATTTGAATTTCCAATCATTTTTTGCCTCTGGCGAGGTAAGAATGTCTGCTAAGCGTCGGCTATCTGATAGCCACTTACTACTATCTCTGGGTCTACACATTACACATTGTAGATTACACGTATTACCTATTCTCAGATCAAGAGTAATAGGATTATAATTTACACTACCGTCAGGATTTGTGCTAGCTATTAAATTTTCTAGATAGTCAGTACCTAACTTTTTTTGCCACATGAAATTTTCAATCATTCTGTGACTTTTCATGCCAGCGTCTTCTTCTTTCCAACAACTTCTACATTGAGGTAGTTTTTGTCCAGCAAGAAATTCAAGTCTAGCTTTTTTAAATGGCTCACTATTCCATACTTTTTCTGGTGTTAAACTGTTTAAATTAATGCCTTGTTCTGGCATAGCTATACAACACAACGGAACTTTACCGTCATTCCAACTAGCAAGATGTATCCATGGCAAAATACAAAAATTTTGTTTTTCAATCATTTTAGTAAATTTCCCAATCTGCTATCAATATCTCGTAAATTTTGTTTTCTCTCCTGATCAAGTGCAGTAGTGTATATAATAAATCTAGACATTTGTTCTTCGCTATCTATAGCTTGTGGGCCATTTAAGTGTCCGATTAATCCTCTTAGTGAATTGTTAGTCATGGAACTATGTTTTCCCATTTCAGTAGTTTTAAAATTAATCAATTCATCAACTGCCTGCTGTCGTATTTGTGGAGGCACTATATTAGTGTTCAGATGATTTGGATGATGATTGATTAGAAAATCAATAAAAACATCTTTACTATATTTTTGCCTCAAACTCTCTACCCATCGAATAATGTCCACTATGTTAAACATGTTGTAAATTTGAATGGTAGGGGTAATACCTAAGTGAACATTAGGCATACTAGCTAGTTTTTCTATGTTACTGCTGATTAATTTCCAATCACTTGGCGCACGAATATAATCATTAACTATGCCCACACCGTCCATGCTAGCGTTGATGTTTACTATATTGAACTGACTGATTAAATCTAAAAACTTCTTATTGACATTTGTACAATTAGTATTGAAGAACAATACGATATCAGTTCTGTTCTGTTTAATACATTCTTCCATGAACTTAAAGTTATTTTTTATTAAGGTAGGCTCACCACCAGTCATGTAAACTTTTTTTAACTTAGGTATCAATGATATAACTTGATCCCATAAGATATCATGATCGAACCATTGTTGCTCATCCATAATAGTTATAGGAAATTTACCAAATACTTTTTCCCATGTATTTCGATACTCCGGATTTTTTTCTGATAACTCAATATGCTCTTTTACTATTTGACTGCTGTTCCACGGATTACACATCCTACATTTTAAATTACATAGATTGCCTAATCGTAAATCAAGATATACAGGTTCAGTATCTACGTACCCATTATTTTCTACGGCGTATTGAATAATAGCTTCTAAATTTTCTTTGCCCAAGCGCCAGCTCCACTCTGATAAACTGTGTTGTCTATTACTAATTCTACCGTTTGCTTCTTGCGAATAACAAACTTCACACCCATTTATCGGTACACCATTTATCATGTCCATTCGTAGATTTCGCATGTAGGCACTATTCCAACTATCTTTGACAAAGTTGTCGCGGCATGTGTAAGTAGTACCATCATCTTTAGTTACTCTATTATGCTTTCCTTTGACCATACAGCAGTATCTCACCGTGGTGTCTGTATTGATCATGGTACTCACAAAAGGTACTGCGCATAGTGTTTTATTTTTCATTTGTTTAATATAAATTTAATGTATTCTGAAAATTGAATTTTATTTTTGTTCATTTTCTGTTCTCTAAAAAAATCAACGATACGTTCTATTCTAGATTGATACTGACTAACAAGATTCTTAAGTTCTGACTCGTTTTGTATAAAATAATTATTGCTAGGTATCATTTTAGAGGGATTATGTTTAATATAAGGCAATAAATCATCTTCGTAATTAACAACATAATCTATGTTACTGCTATCATATTTTTTGATATAGTTTTCGTGAATAGTTAAGTCTTGATTTATAAAATCTAAAAATTTTACTGGATCTATTCTTTCATGATATAGAGGTTGAATTTCGTTAATATCAATAGAACCCCAATGTAATCTATGTTCGGCTACATATCTACTTAATATCATTTTGTAAAAATTAGACCTATATAATAGAATTTTTGTATCAAATAAATCTAATACTTTTTGATTAGGTAGTTCAAAAAACATCATATTTAATTTTAATGTCACGTTACTTAATTGAGTCACTAAATTTTCTAGATATTTGTTAGATGTATCTAATATACTAACTTCGTGAGGTAGCCCTGGTAAGTTTTTAGTGATATATATACCAGTTAATGAATACCACTCATTGAATTCGTAGTATCCTCTATCGGTGAATATACTAACTAATAAATTACTACCTGTTCTCCAGTTAGCAGTTATTAAAATTCTACTCATTATCAACTCTCTTGATTTTTTATTACGTCTATCTCTTTAGTCATAATGTCTCTGTTACGCCAACCTCTGCTTATATACTGTTTGAAGAATTTACTAGCATCACTGTTTAACTCTACAATTTCCGTTCCTAGAGTTCTATTTAGTTCCTGTGCCATAGTTTGAGATGCTATCTCATCATCATTCTTATGTAAGTCCCACAGTTTATCTAAACTATTAAAGTCTTGAACTTTACTGTAGTCCCATTTTTTTAACATCAAGTAATATGTTCCTAATCTAGCACCTAAGATAGCCCAAAATCCATTTTCAACGTCACGGCCAATAGTTTGCCATATTAGTAAATTATGTAAATTCCGTGGCCATACCCAACCTTTAAAGTCTTGTATATTATTGGGTGGCATACCGCTACGAGTACACAGTTTAACACCTTCACGAAATCCTGCGCGCCAAGCTTGTTTAGGACTGTAGTTAGGATAAGTAACACTATAACAGTCATGCATAGCCCAGTAATTTTTATCAAAACAAAATTCGATTAGCGTTTCATCATTGCCATCGGAATTTTCATGAGTACGCATGTTCAATACATGCGTTTTAGTCCAGCAACTTATACCACCATTGCCATAATATAATCCATTGATGTTATTTCTTGCACGCCATCTAAACTGAATATTTTTATTAGTGTCATCAAGCACTAATGTTTTTGTAAAAAAATCAGGGTCTGGTAAATTATCTCCATCAATGATTACAAAACGTTCAGTTTCACTAGCATTAGCTGCTGCCTTATGTGCAGCATCACTACCTTTTACCCCATCCACTCGTTTTGCCCAAGGCACCATTTCTCTAATTTGAATCCAGAATTTTTCTTTTTGTGGTTCATCATAGCTTAGATATATAACATCTAACTCCGATATGGGAATATTAATAGACATAATTGTAATATTCTACATCTAAATATTGATCATCGTCTTCTAAGACTAAATTAGATTGACCAACTACTACTTTTATACCCGTATCACTCTTAACTATTAAACTAGTATAATCCTGTTCTTTAATTGATGATAGCAATACTAATTTGCCATTCTTTATAAAATATCTGAAATAATTTTCATATTCGTCACGACTAACTACTATGTAATTATCACCCGGTGGATGTTGCACCATGGCACATGCCGTAATATTTCCATCTTCATCGTAATAAATTCTGTACTCAATAAAAATATCTACGTCTTGCATATTTTTTGTCTGTAATGTTCTGGTTGAATTAAGTTTTTAACTTGATAATGTATTGGATCGTATATATTTGTGTTGGCTAGTCTTATCTGATCATCAAGTTCTAATATCACAACATCTTCCCAAAGATCAAATACCCAATCGTTTATACGTTGTTTCATGTGTATGAATTGAAAAAAATCTAAACTAGGAATAGTACATTTTTCAACTCCAAGAATCTTTGCTGTTATTGCATAAATTACATCAGTAGACGCCCTTGTTTTAATTCCATACTTGAATTCTTTCGCATATGTATCCCAATTCAAAAATAAATCTTGTGCTAGCTTAAAAAATAATTCAGAAAAGTCAGATTTTTTATAATACATCATACCAGTATAAACATCTGGTAATTGATTTTCATCAAATATCTTACGATAAAATCTATTAGTTGCTTGTTTACCTAAAAAGTTTTTACATCCAACACTCATTACTATGTCTTTAGAGTCCAGTATATTGAACCAATGCTCTATGTTTTTGTTAATAAGTAAGTCACTTTCTAGCTTTAGAGTACGTTCAAATGGTGACAAAAAGTAGGCTTGAGGTTCATTTGAAAGCTTCCAATTAATATTCGACGCATGATCTACATCAAGAGTAACAACGGTATCAAAAGTTTTTTTCATATCATCTGTTAACTGTGTAGCGGTGTAATTATCTACAATAACACAATATGGTATATTCTGCATGTGTTTTTTAAACATTAAACATTGTAAATATGCCATGCTTAGATAATCATGTTCTGAGTTTTGTGCAATAGTTAATATACCTAGATCATTCATTTTCGATATAGTTGTTAATTAGTGTTTGAAATTCGGTTTTATTTAAATAATCTTTATCCATTATATGTAAATTAGATTTTGGCAATACATAAGACTTATCTGCTGTTCTTACTATAAGTGTGTTACTTTTTATTTCCATACTTTCAATAGGCGCATCAAACGCAACTAAAACATTTGATGGTAAAGTCTTCTCTAAATCGACGGTATAGCCACTTAATATATTATGAGCAATCGTAAATGCGTGATCATTTCTATACGAAGGTTGTTTAATTAAATACAAATTTTTATAGTAAACATAATTTGATTGTATACGTCTAACTAAATCAAAATACAATTGAGATGTTTTTGTTTTTTTAAACATCAAAATGGTTGCCCATAATTGCGGTAATCCGTAATTTCCCATTTTGTTTTTATAATTGTTTACTAAAAAAGTTTGATCACTAGCAATTAAATAATCGACACAAATATCAAAATATTTATTTAATTGATTGTCAAACACCAGATAGTCAGTGTCTAAAACTAGAGTTGTTTCATAAGGACTAAGTTCATAAACTTTATATCTATCAAAGTTTCTCCATGATTCTCTGG